GATTCAGAAACTCCCAAGCATCATCCTCAGTCTCGTATGCGACCTTCGCCTTCCAAGATTGACCTTTTCTAACCCGATGCTCAGGATCTGGATGCAAATGACAAGGAATATTTTTATTTCTTTTGTTCATAACTTCTTCAGAAATTTAAGTTGAAACCCTTCTGCCTTTTTTATTCCTGGGTATAGTTCCGTTAGAACCTCCCATGCTCTTGTCTTGTGCCGATGCCACATAGTTACCGGATGCACACGCTCACCACTTGGTAATACATAGAAATCTGCCTTAATGGTATCAATATGTTCATAGTTTGCGGCTTTATATATTATTCCCTTGTTACCTATGGACGTATCGGCATAAGATATAAGGTATTTGATTTCCTTATACGTTGCCCTTATATACTTGTGCAAGAGAGAAAGACAAATCGTCTCGCTATACTTTGGCATATCATCAGACAACCACATTCTGTCAAATTCCCTTACTTGATGGTAATCCAACACTTCGCCCTTTTCAGTCTTGATATGCGGTCGGATTCCATACCCTATTTGCATAGCACCCCTAATCTTGCCTTTGTATAAGACCAATAGGTTTAAACAACTGTTCTTCGTTACCTTATGAGAGAAATGGTGTGGAACGATGATAGCGTCAGCCTGTGCCTTATCACATTCCAATAACATTATTTCCTTTTCCTTACATTCGTAACCGATAATAAATCCGCAGAGACCTAGCACTGGGGACTTGTTCAACTTTCTTCTTTTCATATCAATAATACCTCCAAAAATAACGTTTGAAATTATCAAGCAAATGCTCTATACAAGCATTGATTTCGTCTTCTCTCAAGAATCTATTGCAAAATTCTACCAATTCATCACGTACCAACCCACGTTTTAAGGCTTCGTCTCTCATAGCTCTTATCAGAGCATCCGTAATCTCTTTATTCCCATTTCTTACAACTGGATCACATTGAAATATCATACGCATAACTAAAATTTAGAACAGACTTAATTGCCTACTCATGTTCTTTAATTCGTTATTGGCAAAATCGACTTGTCGTTGGTCTATCTCAAAGCCGACATACTGCCTTTCAAGATTAACACAAGCCCTTGCCGTTGTACCGCTCCCCATAAATGGGTCTAGAACGACATCACCAACATTTGTTGAGTTTCTGATTAGTATCTCCATCAACTTCACTGGTTTTTCTGTTTGATTAATCAACCCATCCTTATCCTTGCGTTTGTTGGTAGGAATAGGAACACTCAGAATATCAGATGTACCACATTCATTTATAGGTCTGTCACCTCCTTTGCGGAGCATGATGATATACTCTTTCTGAGCCATATAATAACGACCACATATCTTTGCGCATTTATCCCATATTAAGCATTTAGTGAAGTGAAATTCGCTCTTTCCTATCACATCAAGAAAATGCATTAAGTTAAAATCATTACACATCAGATAACAATGAGACCTGTCCTTTAATATCCGGTACAAATCATTAATATACTCGGAAATATCAATATCGTTGCTTTTGAATATCTTACCCTTTCTCGTCTGAGAGTCAGTCCAATATTCTCCCATATTCCCTGAGCCGCCTCTAGACTGAACCGGATAAGCCACATCGGAACATACGAGGTCTATGCTATCATTGTCTATCAGCTTCAATAGCTTTCTGCAATCGCCTTGGTAAATTCTATTAATCTCCAGCATATCCAAACATATCTTTTTGGTTAGACATTTCTTCCTTAATTCTTCTCTGTGCCACATTGAAATAATCCTTATCCAATTCAAAGCCAAGGAACTTTCTGTTGGTACGCAAACAAGCAAGAGCCGTACTTGCGCTGCCCATAAAGCCATCAAACACCAAGTCGCCTTCATTTGATGATTTCAAGATGCATTGCATTAGCAAAGGGATTGGTTTCTCGTTCTGATGTACCAATTTATCTGATGGAACTCTATCAAAGTCCCATACATCCTCCAAACGCTTCCCATTTATGGTTCGTCTGCCTTTATTCAAGTACAGGATTGGCTCGTAACATTGACCATATTGCGCCTCTAAATCTCCAGCCGTATGGTTGTTCTTTCGCCAAATGAGCACATTCTTAATGGTAAACCCTGCATTCCTCGCTTGTTGCATAAAAAAGTCTAAGGTCTTGGCACTACAGAAAATATAAGCAGCACTATCATCCTTTAAAATCCGGTAGCATTCGCTCATATAATCAATAATCAATTGCTCATTATCATCATTGAGTATTTCCTTAGAGAAACGATGGTCGTCAGCTCTCCACCCAGTCTTGTAGGCTATGCAATACGGAGGGTCAGTAACAATCAAATCCACCTCCCCACTCTCTATTTGCTTCATTCCTTCTATACAGTCGGAATTGTATATTCTGTTTAATTCTAGCATATCAAATCTCTTTAATAGCGTTAACATAAGCTTCGTGAGCTTCTTCTTGCGTCCCAAAGCATCCGATATAAATTTTCTTCTTACCTATCTGGTACTGAGCTTGCCATTTTCTGTTGTTCTTATTCCACGTCACGCCCAAGTATACAGATGAAGTCTTCTTTGCTATAGCCGAATAAACCATATTGTATCTTGCAGTGCAATACTCCAAGTTGTCTACATCGTTATTCGTCTTGTCGAAATCCTTATGATTCACCATCGGCAACGCATCTGGATTCTCCAAGAAAGCCTGAGCTACCAAACGATGGATATAGAACATTTTGCGTTTTCCGTTCTTGTAAAGCCATACCTTCAGATAACCTTTTGGTGTCTTACATGGGGCGATTTCCTTTAATTGAGACGTTCTCCCAATAGTAAAAACATGTCCCAGCTTGCTAACATAATACCTTTCGTAATTCTTTATAGGCTTTATATCACCAAGAAACCTTGTTATACATTTATCTTTCATTGTTACCTCCTTTTTCAAAGAAACTTGAATATATGGCTTGCGCCTCCTTTGTATCTAGCAAATCAATATCATTGTAAAACCTTCTGTACACAACGCACAGCCTTTCGTCATTTCCGGTGTCTCTTGCTTTAGCTATTTGCTGACAAGACTCCATGAGAAATGCACTTATCTTCTCATAACTCCGCTTCTGTGTCTTCTTTAGCATATCCATGCTTACAAAGGTTTTGTAATGGATGATATGCTTTTCTTGCTCGTATTCTGTGAGTATAAGCCCTTCCGGAATAGCAAATACCACTCTTCTTGTCTTGTCATCACTATAGAGCTGAACAGCACCTGTAAACGATGTATATATCTTTTGCAATATCTTGAGAATCGGTAAGTCTTTTTTCAAAAACCTTTCTGCAAATCTCTTCAGAAAATGAACGCTCATAGCAAAACAATCTTCGCTATACCCCTCGTTTCTACTCATAGGAATATACTCGTTGGTTTCCTTCAGATAAATGAACAAACCGGAAGCAAATACATCGCCATGTTTTACACCTACAACGATGAAATAATCGGCATTAGGTGTAGCAAGCTCAAAGGTCTTTGTTATTTGTCTTACGTTCTGCTTTCTCATTTCACGTTTAAGCTCATTAGCTTTTCGCATCTGAAACTCATAGATTCTAGCTTCATCTAAGTTTCGTACTCTACGCATCTCTCCCGATGTCATACTTGCTGTTATCATGCGCATTCCTCCTTTTTAATCTTTGATAACCAACAATCCCAGATTCTTGTAGCTACATTAGCCATCATAACAGGAGGAACACACATTCCGCAAGCAAACCAAGGTTTCATGCCATTAAAGTCATAATCCATCGGAAATGTTGATGCTAAAATCGTATCATGTGCTGAAAGATAACTTGGATTATCATAATACACAAGTCTATCTTCCATTGCTGATATGGTATTGCATACCTTGTTCTTTTTAAGAAACATATTATTGAACATAGAAAGACGATTATCCATCCGCTTGACAATATCACCGATAGAATTGTCCTTTTCGTTTCTATACTCCCAATACTTCATCATTCCTTTAGGAATCTGTCTTCCATTATAGTCCGAGAACTCATCCAAGACAATTTCTTTCTCGTTGAAGTCCATATCTATCTTAGGCACTCGCTCGAACAAATCCTTCTGAACCATAAACGGCTTGCAAAGGTCTTTGCGTAATCCTAGAAAGAACACCCTAGGTCGATTCTGAGGAACACCCATATTACGTGCATTAAGCAACCAATGCTGCAAGATATATCCGGCATTATCCATCTGCTTGTAAATCTCTTTCACGTACTCGATAGCTTCACCTTGCAACAAACCTTGGACATTCTCAAAAACCACCACCTTTGGCTTTAGTTCTTTAGCAAGGTCAATAGAGTAGAAAGCCAAATCGTCAAGCCTTTGCGCCTTCTGACCTTCTCGGAATACTTTTTCCTTTCCCCAAGCCTTTTGGCGGTCACCTGCAATACTGAATACAGAACATGGGAAACTAGCATCCAATATATCCAAATTATGCAACTCTTCTTTCATAATATGCCCCCCCATATTGATATTGGTAATCAACTCACGAATATCACAATTGAAAGAATACTTGACATCGTGATTCTTCAAGTACATCTTCATAACCTTTGGGTCTATCTCATTACAGGCTACAACATCGTAGCCAGCTAGTTTGTAACCAAAGGAACTTCCACCTCCACAACAAAAGCAAGACATCACCTTACCTTTGTCTTTTGTGAAATTAGCATCTTTTTTAGTCCATCTATAAGGGAACTTGTGCTCGTTTTTATACATTTATCTACCATAAAAAACAATCGTTAATAAAAACCGATGTATAAAAATAACCACAAGTAATATGGTTGTAAAAAAGGGACTCTAACCCTTGAATTTAGATTCTGTTTTCTTCGACAATGCGTCTTAAATAATCATCCGCAGCGTTATCGTCTATTTTTGACTTAAGAGACATTCCTGTGTTATATCCTATCATTAAGGACACATTCTTGCTCTTTTTCTTGTTCTTTCCATATTGCCAGCTAAAAAACTTTCCTAGCCAAGCTATACCAACAATACCATCTGATACTACTATTGTCGGAAACAAAACAAATACTCTATATATCATCGCAATCTAATTGAGAGTTAAAAATATATCTGTTCTGATTCAACCAAAGCTCCACGTAGTCAGCCTTGATTTTCAGAAATTCTTCGTATGTGTAGCATTTCTGCTGCTTACCACCTTTGTTCCAATAATAGGCAACTCCTCCCAAAGAAAAGAAGTCTATCAAGTCCATTTCCTTTCGCTCCGGTTCTTCACGTTTTTTCTTTTGCCTATATCTACTTACAGCAAGCAATATGAGACAAACGCAAAGCAACATGGAAACCAGTATCTCGAATATCAACCTTACGTCTTGCATCTTATTTTAAACACAAAAACACGAAACTACCGATTGCAAAGTCAAAGGAATAGTGACTCGGACTGCCTTTCGGTATAGTCCATCGGGTTTCGTGTCTCTAATATCTTATCAATTTCTTAAATCGCCATTTTATCCTTTTTTGTTCTGCGCTTGCAAAGATAAATAATATTTCGTTAACTTGCAAGCGTTTTAGTGCTTTTAATACTTTATTTGCATTATTTTAAACTTATCCTTTTTTGAAGTTCATGCCAAACTCTTCTTCCGTTACCTCATACATTACATCACCACATGCTACTCTTTGCTTGTCTTTTGCCATCAGCAATAAGTTTCTATAAGGTATCTCTTTCACGACTTCTTGGTAAGATAAATGCAGACTATCCATAAAAGATGCAATCTGTCCTAAGAGTGTATCGTTACCTATGGTCGTGGTTTTGCTATCATCCTTGCCGCACTCTTCGCCAAAATTGATAGCGTCTGAAAATCCTTTATAGAGATTAAGGAATAAGCCGTTTGTAAGCCATTGACAACCTCTTCAAGCGTTCCTTTAGATAATTCATCACTAATGGATTCATCGCCTTGTATGAATACGGACAACGCCTTGCAAGCATCATCCAAATTCTTAAGCATGCATAAGACTTCCGCTAAGGTCTTGCCCTCTTCGAAACTATCAAGGTATTTAGCCGCCTTGACCAATTTTATAATTGTAGGTGGTGAAACGTAATAAGCCCTTCCATTCACGATTATCGTTACGGTGTCCTCTCCAAGAATTGCATCCGTAACTAATTTACTTGCCTTACTCATGGTTCTGAATATTAAAAAAGGGGAACGGCATTAACACCATCCCCCTCTATCATTTGTTGCCTATGTCTTATTCTTGTTCTACAACCGCAGAGCCTTCCCATTGGTACTCGCCAGCCACACCATCGATCTCGCTTTCCATAGCAACGGCAGAAATACCCAAAGTGATATTCTTATCCTGCTGGTCACCCTTGGCAACGATAGCCGCATTTGAGAAAACGATGTAGTTCCCTGTCTTGGTCTGAGCAACGATACACTTGTTGATATTAGCCAAATCTTGGCTAGAAGACCAACCTACCGCATCTGCCTCCGTTGTAGTCTCTTCTCCAGTTGCCTTGTACATCTTACCACCCTGCAAGTCTACCTTATTCTTCCATGAAAAGACACCAATAGAGAATGTAATTGTCTTAGCACCCTCATCGGTCTTGTCACGATAGTAAACCTGTCCGTTCAGCTCGTTCTTGTACTCGGTAACACTAGGGTCATCCTGAGAATATCCCCATGTTCCCTCATGGCTGTTCTTAACCTCTGTAGCGGTTTTCAACCATGTAGCCAACTTAGCAGGTGTATTTGCCTCGGTAAGAGGAGCACCATACCAAATTCTCTTGATTCCAATAAATGGTTTCATCTTATCTTACGTTTAATGTTTCAAAATCAATAGTAATGTTTGCGTAATGGCAACTCAACCTACTCTCTTGCTCTATGCCGTGGGAACGGATAGAATAGCGATACCATACATCCTCAGCTTTTCCGACCTCATTGTCGGACAGGGTTTGAATAGCCTTCTTTAAAAGCTCGTTCAATTGAGGATTAGCCTCGCCCTCTATATCTTTGAGCAATATGTTTACCTCTATAGTACAATCGTTGAAATATGTCTTGTCTGCACTCATGCGCTTAGGAATGATTACTATCATGCCTTCATCAGGAATCTTCTCACCGACCAAAGGTCTTTCCCCCTCAAGTCCACCCTTTGTCAGATGTCCTTTCAGTCTTCGTTCCAATCCCATAAGTTCCAAGTCATCATAGATTACATGACCAGCATCTATTTCTGTTATCATCGCATATCCTCGATTTCTTTCTTGATATACTGAATACCCGAATCTATAACATCATATCCCCTAGAGGAAACATCAGACGCATATTCCGCTTTGTTGCCAAGGGTCAAGGTGTGGTCATGTACATTACTATAGTTAGACCTTCTGAGATTACCTGTGCGGTTTCGGTAGTTTCCGTTAGCCTTATCAAGCTCAACAGCAGTTTTACCTAACCTGTCAAGAAATTCATCTACTTCCCTTTCTCCCTGTGCAAAGAAAGCGTCTATCTCATCCTTTATAACATCAGACATAGATACTCATATAACCAAGATAATTGCACTTAGGGGCATTATAGACCTTTCCACCTCCTCGGTAACTTCCATCATCGGAATATACTTTGACTTCATCACCTTCGGAAATCTGGCACTTGTCACAAACAATATGATATTTCGGTGTATATATGCTACCATTATCGGTAGTGAAATGCTCGGTAGAGTTGTCATCGCACCGACAACGCCCCATTTCTTTCCATTCCTCAGAAGAGCTAATGACCTCGTTGTACTTGTTGACAACCTTATTCACGAACTTTTTCTTTAATATATGAGGGGAATATAACATAACCTAGACATTTACCAAATATCAGACTTATCCGTGATAGTGGAAAGCCCTAAAGCTGCCACCACTTCATTATCCGGAGTAACACCATACTTACGGCAAAGCCACATATAGTATTGTCCTATCCTAGAGTAGTCCCAAGAGACAGAGAATCCATTTTCGTTCACATTGCTCATATATGGGGCAAGCATAAGTTCCTCGATTACGGAAATCATCGCCTTGCCTACAACCTGCGAATTATCAGACGTATATTCTTCGTCAAGGTCTATACCTGACGAAATATCTTCCAATTGGGCATCCGTTATGTTCCAAGCACGCAACTTCTGCGAAATGTATTCTCTTATCTTCATGTGACATCATTATTTCTGAGCCTGACTCATAGCCTCAGCGATTTTCTTTGCAGCCTCTTGCTCGCTCTTAGCCTTTTCGTCAAGCTCCTCTTCTACATTCTCCTTTTCAGAAGTCTCTTCGGTTGACTCGGCAGCATCCTTTTTTGGGGTTTTCTCCTTTTTAGTCTTGCTCTCCTTCTTCTCCTTTAAGACTTCCTTCTTAGGTGTCTCTTCTGATTTTTTATCTTCATCCTCTTTAGGATTTTCTTTTCCATCATTCAAGACTTCCTTTTTAGGAGTATCTTTAATTTCCTTATCGTCTTTTGGAGATGCAGAACTATTATCGTTCTGCACCTCCAACATCTTGCAAAGCTTACGTTCGATAAGGGAGTTCATGCGTTCTTCGTCAAAGTCCAAGATTGCACCTACTTCATAGATGGTGTTAAAATGGAACTTATCACGGAACGGACTAATTACCTCACCTCTCATAAGCCTAACCTACTGCTTGTGTTGAGTCCAAAGAATAGATAGCATCAACGTTATTCAAGATAGGAACAACCATTGCTTGTGAGCTGGTGAACTCACGGAGTGGGTCGTTGGTAGAATAACGACTAGCCAAGATATACTCATCGGCTGACTGATAAGTAACACCTGCAACTGGTCTTGTAGCTTCGGCTACGTTAGTCCAGAACAAATCACCAAGGTTATCATAGCATGTAAAGGTCATGTGACCCTTAGCCCAAGGGTTGTGTGTTCCCTTCTTGCCGTTAATCTCGGTCTTGATTGTACGGGCTACACGTACCAAGTTAGTCTGCCACTTATTTCTGAAGATAGAAGCAATCTGCTCAAAGCTCAAAATAGGAATATTGCTATTACTATTGGTTGCAATGCCTTGATTGAAGGCAAACTGAGCACGAACCTGCTTGTTCTTGCCAAGCAACTTGATTGTGTAATCATCAAGATAACAAGTAGTGATGGTATTTTGGTCTTCCATCGCCTTGTCGTAAACCAATTGGATGTCATCAAGAGGAGTTGCATCCTCTGCGTCCCAAGCCTTAGCACCGTGACCGAACTTATTCTTCTCGGCAAAACCTACATCAATTCGGATACCAGTACCACCGGAACGAGTTGCCAAAGCTACACCTGTTGACAGCTCACTGAGGAACATATCTTCAATACGCTCGTAAACCGCCTGAATACAACGAGGAAGGTCTGCAAACAAGTTACGCAAAATCTGTGGCTGAGGCAAACGTTGCGCAATCATGTTATCCAAATCCTTAAGCTGCTTCTCTGACATGTAAAGCTTCATACCAACCTTTGGGATTTGACCCTCAGCGGTTGAAACCTTATCACGGCTCTTCAATGGAAGTTCTGCATCCATTGATACAACATCAGCAGCAACTCGTGTGTATTCCGCAGTAATTGATGCCCAGCGTCCGTCCTGACTATATGTGTTAGTCAAGTGGTCTCGGTACATATAGGTCAATGCAGTCTGATTCTTGCCGTTCAACTTCTCTACTACACTTGCAACAAGTTGTGGGAAGTATTTATTGACCAACTGAAAATAAAGTGATTTTTCCATCTGTTATCCTCCTTCTTTTAGTCTTTGTCCATGGTTGCATCAGACTCATCGAACTTGTTTGCATCCTCATCGCTAACCAAAGCAATCTTTGGCATAGCTGTAAGGAACGCATCCGGATAGTCTGCACCATTTGCAGCCTTAGCTGCTACCTTGTTAACTTGTCCAGCAGTCATAATTGCCGCTGGTTCACCGTTCAGAATGGAACGATAGAGAACACCCGCATACTTGTAATGCTCCAATGGTTCGCTGGCAGTACCCAAATCCTTATAGTTGCCTGTTTCAATAGGCAATGGCTTGTAAGTTCCCTTACCATCTGTCACGATAACACGACCTGCGTAAAGAACTTCATCTTTTACGCCTGTCCAATCCAAAGCACGACCGCCCTTGATGTCGCCTTCCCATTTCTGGATAATGACGGAATCCTCACCAAAGACAATTTGCTTTTTTGTAGTCTTCAATTCCTGATTCATGTTTTTCAATTTTTAAAGTGACTGAACTAATGATGCGGCTACATTGTCAACGTCCTCCTTTGTTGGCTCGCCCTCGCTAGCACGATAGCTGCCCCCGAATTGTGGTTGTTGCAACGCCTTGTAGTTGTTCGCTACCTTGGAGAGGTATGTTTCGATAGCTTCATCTGTAGCATCATCGCTCAAGGTGAAACCCTCGTTGATACGACTTTCGGGAATGCCCAACTCCTTAGCCTTTGATAAAATCTTCGCATCGTGGTCTGCCTTTGCCTTTGCCTTTGCAGCAGCCTCTTCCTTAGCCTTAGCCTCCTCAGCTTGCTTTTGGATAGTTTCTTGCAATTCCTTAATGGTCTTGCTTTGCGCCTCCATCTGTTCGTTGTAAGTCTTGGCTTGGTCTGTGTTCTTCTGAGTCAAGGTCTCAACGAGTTTCTTGAACTCTTCACGTTCCTTGGTTCTTGCTTCATCTGAAGCTTTCTTCTCTGCTGCCTGCTCTTCAAAGTATTTTTTGAGATAATCCGGCATTTCGTTTTTCTTTGCCAATTCCTCCAAGCGTTTCTTTTCGGCTTCTTCAGCGGCTTTCTTGGCTTCTTCGTCAGCTTTCTTCTTAGCTTCTTCTTCAGCAGCCTTGCGTTCAGCATCTTCTTTAGCCTTCTGTGCCTCCTCGAACTTTTTCTTGGCATCGGTAACTCTGCGGTCATTGTCCTTTTGCAAGGACTCCAAAAAACTCTTTTGACTAGCAACCACTGTCTCGATGTTGTCATCAGTAACAAGCCCCATCTTATCAAGCATTTCGGCATGTGCCTGAAGAACTTCATCACCTAACCCAAGAGACTTATACTCTTGTTTTAGTAACTGGAAAATTTTATCTTTCATTCTTTCGATATATTTGTTAAAACTAGTGCAAAGATAATACGAAAAGAATAATTAACACACTAATTCATTTGCAAGTATCTCACTTTTGCTTAAAAGTGAGTAATAACGGCATTTTTAAGCGATTTAAGGCTATTTTATCACATATACGAATAATTTATAGCAACACAAAATAAAACACCTTATATAACAAAAAAAACGCCAAATATCCTCACGGACATCTGACGCTTGTCGAATAAAAAGAACCTAAACATTAATCTTCTAAAAGTTTATTACATTTCTCATATAACCCAAATGATTCAAATTAGAATAGAACCGTCCATCACGCTCTATGAATTTACCGGACTTCACAATCTCACCATTATGCAACATTGCAAACTTAGAACCATGAGCTGTCCATTTGTTCATTTCTTTCATATGTTCATCAGAACCCCAACCATATTTCTTGATAGTAGGATAAATGAAACGTTCAAAGCAAATTTGACTATCTGTTTTATCATGCTCAGTGCAAATCGGGAGCACTCCATTATGTGCGAACCAATAACCTGCCTTGTAGAATGGATGGCAGTTCTTGACACAGACAGAGCCATGAGTAGCAAATCTAAAATGTATGATTACATTCTCATTTATATCTCGCTTCATCAATCTACGGATAAATGTAGAGAAATGCAAACTCTTGTAATGGTCAGACTCGCTCACGAACCCACAACCATCTGGATTTCTCATATACGCTGCCCTCAGCTCATCTACGGATGGTAAAGCAACACCTTTCGGACATACAATAATAACACACATATCTTTACCCTTTCTTTTTTCTTTGTAATACTTTGTTTTTTGTGTCCTAGGGCTTTTACCCTAGGACTACATTAATTAATCATTATTGGCTGCAAATGCATCCTTACGGCTCTGGAAGAAAGCCTTCTCTTCTTTATTCAAGAAAGGTATATCTTCGATATTCATAACCTCACTAGCAAAGACATTATTGCGAGACCAACCGACAAGCTTTGCGCAGAACTTAACCCACATTTCTATCTTCTTGAAATTGGTAGAACCTTGATGCTGGCGAAACTCGATTGTCCTGTGACGTGTATAGCTCTCAGCATTGACCTTATAATATCTATCTCCATGAAAGACATCGAATCTAATATCTTGATTGCTGTGACAATTAGAGAAATCTTTGTCAAGCAAGCTGGCTGCCCAACGGCAATTACCTCTTCGTGAAGGAGCCATGAAGCTATCAATCAATCTTTCAAGCTTCTGATAATTCTTGAAGACGTTAACATACTGCTCACCTGTCAACTTTGCTGCACCAATATGAACGTGAAGACCACAAGTAGAATTTACTCTTGCACCTACGGCATCCAAAGACTTAATAGCCTTCTTTAAGGTTGCCATACCATTTGTATTGCCATTCAATACCGGACTTACAACCTCGTTAGGGTCAACATCACCACCAACTGAAGCATCACTAACAATCTTGAAATAGCTCTTGTTATCGGTGTGGTTATAACCCTCAGAATGAATATCAACACCATTCTGACGACCTGCCTCTATCAAGGCATTGCGCTCGGCATGAACACATTCAATCTCAACACCGAATGTATAAACGAATCTCGTTGAAGTTGAACCGCTTGGCACACAAACCTTCAACATATCGGAGATTTCTTTCTCACGAAGACCGCAAGCCTTCAATGCAACAATCTTTTCGTTGCGAGGCATCTTTGACTTCTTAATTTCGTCAATAGTCTCAATTAATGACTTCTTTGAACTTGCGAATGAAAAACCAGTCTGCTTAGACATAATCAATTGTGCTAGTTGTTTCGGGTCTTACCCCTTGGTGTCGCTCTCACCTTATTGAGTGAAACTTGTCACTCGGCAAATCAACCAACTTATCTTGATTGACGATGCAAAGATACAAATAACTTTTGAAACATGCAAGTATTTTAATGTTTTTCTTTGTTTATTTAACTTACGGTAACTGATATATGTACGTTATTAACAATTACCCTCTTTATATACCTTATTATATATAAAAAAGGCTTCGATGTTCACACACCAAAGCCTAAAAACTTTACTAACTAATTACCAATTTTATCAACTATCTTCTTAAATCATCACCAATATCTTCTTCTACTCCCAAATCCGGCAGTCTGTCATACGCTTTTTGGTCATCACCACCTTCAGACTTAACACCTAACAGGTAGCCATTCCGAAAAGCATAATATACCACCTTTTCCATATCTTTAGCCGTTGCGTTATCTGTCAAATGCAACGTGGCGTACAATCCCATCAAGAACTTTCGTACATCTTTTGGATATACCTTGTTGTTCTTTTCTAAAGCGACTGCCATTCTTAACGGACTTTTCATATTCTTCAATTTTTCGTTAAACCCTCTAATGAATCACAAAAAAGAGGCCATTCCGCTTGCTTCCCTAGTCCATAAGCTTATTCACAACTTTATTCACTCCATCTGTTTCCTACGTTACCCGTTGACAGATGTCCGAGATTCCAACAGAACAAACTTCACGACTCTCTTCTTGTGTTTCATTGTGCCAACGGAAGGATTCGAACCTTCGACCCTAGGATTAAAAATCCTATGCTCTGCCACTGAGCTACGAAAGCGTAAAGGAATGATTGGATTCGCACCAACTCCCCCTTAGTTACCAAGCCAAGTGCTCTACTACTGAGCTACATTCCTCGTATTATGCAAAAGATTCTCGTGGTGCAAGGGAGATTCGAACTCACCGAACCCACAATGGGAATAGATTTACAGTCTATCTTCTTTAACCGCTTGAATATCGCACCTTTTGTGGAACATATACCAATTCCACCTTGTTGCCCCAAGCGGATTCGAACCACTAATGACAGAACCAAAACCTGTAGTGTTGCCATTACACCATAGGGCAATTTAGTACTGCATAAAGGATTCGAACCTTTGAATACCAGCGTGAAAAGCTGGCGACTTAACCACTTGTCTAATGCAGCAACTAGGGTCTCTCACCCTTATAAGAGTTTCCTTGTTATAGTCTAGCTGAGCTGGGGAACTTGGGAACCCTGCCGTAAACTCCTAAGTCTTGACTTATTATGGTAGAAGCGACCTCTCAGAAGGCCATCTGTTTCAAACACGATGCAAATATAAGCATTTTTTCTTATTCTTGCAAGCGTTTTAGTGTTTATTTATATTCTTTTGATGTATTTTACATCATTTATCCTTTCGAAGAATACCACAAAGGGTTTCTACAAGTTTCTTTGCGTCATCACCTTTGATTTCGATAACATTTGAAAATCCATCAGGAGCATCCTCGCCTTTCTGTTCCTTATCCAAACGCTTACGGAGAGCCAAATCTGGATTCTCTACCAAGATAGAGTCTAAAGCATAATTGCAAATGCGGCTTGCAAGTTCCTCGTTACCATTCGCATCACGCACAAACTCATTCTTGCCTTCAAGAATATCCATAATCTCGTTGTACTCTTCAGCATTCTCACAATTACGTGAAAGCATACCAATCACCTTGTAACGATCAATCTCAAAACTGACCTTTAATTTGTCTTTATTCATTTCTGTTTACTTGATTTATAAATTAATTAATTGCGTCTTATATTCCACATGCTTTCAGCAGGGCCAACCATAACATCAATATTTGCTCCTTGCTTATTTGCTACTGTTTCAATCCACTTAAGGTTGATAAACTGACCAGCGGAAAGGTTCATTTCTTCCATATATGCCTTATCTGCCTTTGCCTTTTGTCGCTCAGCCTTTTCTCTTGCTATCTGCACTTCATATTCACGTTCTTGTGTCTGCTTGGCTTGCACGACCTTTGCCGTGCGGTTCATTTCATTAAGCTGTTCCTTGTTTGGTGTAGCTTTACCAATGATAACCTCCTTTATGATGATAGGCATCTGCTTTTTCTTTGATAGAGCATTCACATAGTCCTGCATCTGCTTGCGTATCTTGGTGTCAATCTGATTAAGCACTTGCCGATTCGACATCAAGTCAAATGGGGAATGCTGAGAAATATGGTCTCGAACCAGATTGCAGAAATAATTGTTGAGATTAGTATCAAACCATTTCTCTCCATAATTCTGCAAAAGAATTGGGGACTTGCCTTGCTCAATCTGAGTAATGATTACAGTATGGAAGTCAAGTGGCGTGTTATCGTCACTAAACAAATCATCTAAGGTAATCTCATGACGGACTGGAACAATCTTGAAGTAATAACCACTCGTTGACCACCAACACCAAGTGAGACCAGTCTGCACTGCTTGCTGTTCAACACCTCCATGCCCAATAAACCAAGGCTTCTTTACGATTACGGCTTCTTCATCTGCATCGGGAGAAACCGAATGACAACTTGTAAGCGCACTCATGCCGAGTATCGCAAAACAAAACATTAAGATAATTTTCTTCATTCTTAATTTGATTATTGTGTTATATTATACCAAAAATTCCTCTCATAATAAAGTTCTCCCTTTTTCTCATACCGGATAGCATCTGACTCTTCACATAGCTGACGAATACGCATATACAAGCGTTTGTCCAGCTCTTCTTCAAACAAAAGAGACAATTCCTTCCAATTGTCAACAACAGGAGCAAACCAAGGATACTGCTCCTTTACAACCTGTAGCTCATCCAAGGTTACGTGTCCGTGTTCTACCATATCATAGCATCTACGGAAGTCACTATTGTCTTTAGGAATATCCAAATCTTTCTTTCGTTTTACCCCCATCAATGCACTCCACATAGTCATTGAAGAGATGCCTGTATCACAAGTGGCTATCCACTCTATCATTCTTTGCTTGTTCATCTTCTTTTATATTAATCACGCTAAGTCGCTTTATTAACTTTTCACATGCTTCTTTAGTTAAGATACATTTCTTGGAATCTTTAATACCAGTAACCTTTTCACGAATAGTAGCATTCGTGTCGTACACTTCTTGTAGTTTTTTCTGAAACTCAATTACGTCTTCGTTGGTGAGTTTACCTTTCTTCTCAACAATCTTGTTTGTTATATTCTTATAAACACATTCGAGTTCAATACATAAACGAGTTTCTAACTTCATCATTATTGCGTGTACAAAAGTATCATAAAGTCTTTCCATCTTGTATTTCCTCCAAAAGTCTTTTGATTTCCTCGTTATCTTTATTCTCAATGCGAGCCTTTAAGATACTCTTGAAAGCGGCATCCATTGCCTCGTATCTACTGGAATATTCCTTACCATCCGTATGACACAAGCCTTCCTCTACACACCATGATGTATTTTGCCAACAGAACTTACCTTTCGAAATGTTTGCAACACAAATGTAGTAACCGAAATGCTCTAAAAGCCAATCTAACACCATATCATAGCTCGGAGCGGATATTGCCGGATGCTTACTATTCAACTTTAAGGCAGCAGAAAACTCAATATTGGATTTCTCCCACTCGGAATTTGAATAAGCGATATAACTGCCGTAATGCTCATTATATTTTCCACCCTTACGAATGCCACCCTTTGCTGTCCAAGGACTAGCATAAGCCCAAAATTCGGCTATCTTCTCATCGTAGCCAACCTCCTTCAGAAGCTTGGCTATCTCAAAAGGAACTACCTTCGGTTTTATCGTCTGTTTATTAGCCATTTTCTAACTTTTTAATTTCTTGCCAATGCGTTACTGGCATCCACATGTAATTACAAAACTCATACTCTGCGGTTGTTACTGACGGGTCGTTACTTCGGTGACAAAACCACATTTCTTTATTCTTATCATTAGTGACAAGAACTTCTTCATCAAACTCCGGCAAACGCTCCTTAACCGAAATCCAATTAGACTTATCCGCTTCATCATATGCTTGTTCAAGCAAAGGAAGAACCTTATCCAAGTCTTCGAAATCCGGTACGACTTCATTAACTCGCAAGATTGCTTGACCTAACAAGATCTTAATCTTTTCTCTGTCCATTGCTCTTCTCGGTTTGTTTCTCTAAGTCTTTTAAATCTACCTTCTCAAATCGAGGAACTGGCTTACCATCAATCTCAACATTACCAAAGAACATTTCCTTTGGTCGCACCCAAACTTCATGCTGTCCGCACACTGCTTGATACGCAACCTTAGCTTCAGAAGTCTCGCTATCAGTAACCTCACCAAGGTACTCATAGAAATTGCCCTTATAGTGTCGGTAAATCGGCTTACTGAATCCACCATGCAGCCAATCGGCTTTGCCGTTGATTTTCACGTACTCCCTTACCGCATCGCACTTACAGGACTTATTCAGCTCTTCTACCCAATCAAAGAAAGCTTGTTTGTCCTTTATCTCTTCACTTGATACCATGAAGAGATAAGTGCAAAGAAGCATCTTACCTGCATCAGTATCATATTTCTTGTTCACCTCTTCAGCTAATTGCATCATAGGTGTATCTAAGCGATAATTCCAACTCATAATCTACCCTTTCTTACTTTTTAAATTTGCCAAATCCTCTTTCAAACGTAGATGGAAATTATCTTCTCCATCATCACCGGAAAGAAGCCAATCAATTCTTTGGGCATAAACCTGAGCTTTCTTCAGAAGTTCAATACCCTTTTTGAATTCCTTGATAGTCTCTTTAGATAAGCCATATCTGTTAGGCATCGTATGATGATGTTTTCTAACATACTTGTCTTCATCCTCTTCTAACCATCGGTCTTCGAGAAAGCATCTTTCGTCTTCCTCATCCAATGGATGACCATCAACATAATCTTCTATCTCTGTATATATGTCAGCAATCCGATACTGAGCATAATCAAAACGTCCACCACTCATTGACTTTTAACTTCAAACTTGAACTTACTTCAATGCACTCAACCTCGCTTCTAGCTGTTGGATTATGTTATCTATAGTCTTTCCCCTATAATCAATAGCAATATCTTCCAGCACCTCAATCTGAGCCGCAATTTTTAATCTTTCTCTTACTACTGTCATAATCAAACTTGTTTATTATGATGCCGTGCTTGCAAAGTTGTAATGCACGATATAAACATAACCGCCATACATCTTTCCGATTGTTACTTCAACGAAATCAAAGATAATGTAGCCATCCATCTTGTAAGAAATCAAAGGCTCAGTTGGGAATGCATGGTGTTCTGTGTTGAAACGATACACTTCTTGTGATAGTAACTGCTTGAATACATCAACCTCACCATCCTTTGAAAAAACACCTTTAAACTCATCTTCATTGTCAATTGCAACAACTACTCCAAGTTCACTTCTGACACATACACCTTCATTTCTACCACTTTGTTCATTATACAAGACAGGTAATGTGTAAACACCTCTTGATTCTTCCATATGCTAATTCTTAATTTTGTATTTTGTTTTTATCCTTCAAGTTGCTTACATTGAGCTAAGTCTATTGCGTACGCCCAACGCTTAGGAACAAAAGACATCGTAGGTACGAACCTATCCGCACGCTCAACACATACATCTTGCGTCCGGTAAATCAATCCGTCTGAGCCTTTTACTTGCAACTCTACTAGAATTGTATGGTCTAGCATCGGGAACTTATCAATATCATGCCAGACTTCACCGCCTTCAAGAAAGGTAGGCTTTATATGGTTCATCTTTGCCATAAAGTACTTCATGTAAAATGTTTGACTTATATTCGTTAGTTATGGTCTCGCAACTACCAAAGCACCACAAATCCTTGGATTGCTCCTTGTGTAACCTTGATGACTTTATATAATAGCCATTGTTGACATCATAATGCTTACGTACCATGATATTGTCGTTTACCACTCCGACCTCATCATCCGTAATTACATAGAACATTCGACCATCACTAAATGCATTTAAGCCTTTATACACTCCATTAGAGACAACCATCTTTTCATAGCCGTTCGTCTCCCAGTTGGCATAATCCCAAATGGTTTCCAAATCATCATCATTCAGAAGATTATTATCCGTGATAACCTTGCCTATTACCTTGAATTTGCCATCATGCATCATTGCCTCAACAACAAATTCATCAGCAGCGTTAAAGTCGCTAATCTCTATGACATTCATAATACTTGTGCTTTATATTCTCGTAAATCACCCTCTTTGCAGCCTTTGCTCTTCTATTATTAGCAGAAAAGACATCATCATACAAAGACATATCTTCACTCTCAAAAGCCACATGCTCACCTTTATAGCAAGCATCAAAGCGGCATCCTTTTTCGGACTTAGCCGCAGTAAACTTTATCTTACCAAACTTAATCTGCATAAGCCCTATCCTAGAAAAAATATTAATGATACTATTTCAAGAGCAAACAAAAGCGTTAATGCATTCTCAATCGTGAATACCTTTTTCATTTTTTCAATACAGTTTTACGTGTGTCTCACGTTCTTAATTTATATTATAAGGGGATTTTGGATCCCCTTTGTGTTCTTACTTCAAAACTCGATAAGTTTTATCGAAATCATTAAAACTCTTTAAGTAGCCTTTCTCTGTCAAAGAGTTTAAGATTTCTTTCAACTCATCCTTGGTATTATCCAAATCGAAATCATACAACTCAGCAAATGTAAAGTACTTGTTACCCCCAATTACATCAGCCATCACTTCGATATTGCCATAAACCATTGTTTCTTTCTTACTCAATCTAGTATTCATAACGAATCACAGTTTTTAAGGTGTGTCTCACCTTTTTAAAATTAGTAACCTTGTTTCTTAATTACAATGCAAAGATACAAAGAATATTTGAAATGTGCAAATTATTTAATGTATTTCTTTTATCTTTTAACGCTTATTATACGCTTAGGTGCAAAATTAACTTTCTATAGCAGAAAAAGCCAAAGAATCCACCATTTCGTTATACATATTACCTCTATGAGCCTTTACCCAATGGTATCTTATCGTCTTGTCTTTCGCTACCTTATTATATATAGGTTGCAAATCTCCTAACTTGCATGCCTGTATTCTCTCTATAGCTACTTGGCAATCCACATATACATCAACAGAACATGAAAGAGGGCAATCACCCAATGCATGAATAACCGCCCTTATTTCGGCTCTCACCGAATCGTTCACTTTAGCTGTGATAAAAGTATATTTCCCACTTTTGATAATAACTCCCTTATGAAGCACAAGCCAGCCACAACCACACTTTTCTTTCTTACTAGAACCATCGACATACACCTCGTAGCGCACACCTTTTGCTTCATCAGCAATCATCTGAGCAACAACCTCCAAAGAGTCATTGCTCATCACCTTGGCTATTTGCTTGGCTTTCTTCTTCATAAACGATTAAATCAAACCTCGTTCCTTGAACTCATTCATCAATGGTGTTGCCAAGACCTCAATATCTGGATGAGGCTTTCCGGTCGTACCAAGGCTTCTCAGCTCGAAGAAATGCTTCCAATCGCTCACAAATGCGGTATGAATCAATTCCGTGTTGGTATCAAGAGGAAGTATTGTTCTCGCATCCTGTGGCTTAAGACCATCATCCTTGACCAAAGACAAATACATCATTTCGCATACTCTATTAGCAAACCACCATTTTTCTACCGGACTCCAATGTTCATAACTACCGATGTTCTTTGATAGGTCAACAAATGTTCCACCATCAAAAGACAATGGATTAACCGCATCATTTTCGCTAACCCACTTTGGCTTGTTGATAGCAATCTCGCCTCCGAACTTATCTTTACTATAGTTGCAATATCGGGTGCTTTGTTCCGCTACGGAATCTACACGATGTCTGTTAGCCTCTCTACTTACCGCAATCTGAGTAGTAAAACGGACTGTTATTCGCTTCTCATGCCATTCCGTAGGCTCGCAAATATAGTCCAAATCCTCAAACCAGTTATTTTCAACTATCACTCTGTAGTTGGTTGTGATATAGTAGTCACTGCCAATCTGCATCACCTTTGAATATTTGTTCTCACGATAGTGCTTGACCAATAAAGACTCCGGTACAAAAAATCCTTCTTCATAGGCAACATGGAGGTAAATCGTTCCATGCTCACACATGGCAAGATGATTACTGCTTACCATACGCTCAACGAAAGGCTTTGCGCTGTCTTTATCAATCTTCATACTTGACGCATAACATGTACGACCGCACAACTCTATCTGTTTATAAACTCCATCCATGCCCTCACCTTGGGATAGGATTTCATATCTCGGTTCTAATATCTTCATGTCCTTATAAGTTTTGAAATTCGACCACAAAGATAACTATTATTTTCCACTCTACCAAAAATTAACACTCAGTTTAACAACACTTATCTATATTGTGAAAAACAAAAACTTTCACCCCAAAAAAGAGGAGAGTGCATCACGCATTCCCCTCTTACTTTAACATGGCACAAATTAAGTTTACAATCTACTCATCTTATCTTTCAATTCGTGTATATCATTGAATGCTTGCAACATAGGCTTATGCCAACGCTCTTGTCGCTCATCAATCGACTGCAAGTACATTAAGCTTTGTGCAAGGATAGTCCTACCCTCATCAACAGCTAACCAAATGTTACCTACATTACCCATAATAGTATTCACGCTAGCTGTTAGTAAGCTACCCTCTGCGCCACCATCACGAGCCGCAATAGCATCCAACTTGGTATTTATGAGCTTTGTTTCCTCATACGTTCCCTCTGTTGCAATTTGTACCGCAGTGAAACGACCATTCAACTCTTCTCCAGTATCTTGGCTCATTGATTCAAAAGAACCGGAAGAAGCAGACTGCTCGTAAGATTGCTTGTAGCCCGTTATTTCGGCTACTTCATCTCTAATCTTCAGTCCTTCTTGAACCATTTCATCATACTTTCCCTTCAAGGCAGTTATATCTGTCTTTGACAATTTACCACCATTTGCCTCAGCTCGTTCCGCCCATTCGTCATAGAATGCTTGCATATCATTTCCCAACAAATCATCCACCTTAGCTTTCAGAACGGCTTGCATAAGCATCTTGGAGAAATTATCAGAGAAGTCTTGAGCAGAGGAATTCATATCCATCAAAGTATCTATAAACTCGCTCTTCAAACTATCAAAAGATATTTGCGTCAAGCTTTCTGCAAGGTCATCAGCAATTTCCTCTAATGTTCCAGCCTCAGCCGCATAGTCTTTCAACTTTTCAAGAACTCTACCTCCATAGCCACCCTTACCTGTATTCTTGATAGCCTCAACCATATCTGGATTCTGCAAAATGGCAGCTGCTTCATCAGCAGATTGCAAGTCGTTAAGATTACCATTCCATTGTCTGCCTATTGCATCGGACACCTTTTTGATTTGCTCTTGCGAAAATCCTCGGAAATAAGCGTTAAAACTGTGATGAGAGCCATGATAACCCATTTGCGCCTCCATGATACTCTTTAAATTTTGTTCTTTCTCCTTTTGGAGGTTTTCGGCTTTTTTAGCATCCTCTACGGCTTTAATACCACTATTCTTGTCTATGGAGTCTCGTAACTTGTCTATAGCATCCGTCAAGATTTCATTTCTATCCGTCAATTTATCTATAGTCCGGTTTACTTCTTTTGCGTTTCCACCAACTCCAAACAAACTATTGAATCCACCAAACGATATAGTATTGAGAATATTACCAATGCCGCTTACCAAAGACCCTCCAATCTGAGTTATAAAATCGCCACTTAGAATATTCTTTAATATGCCGTTGACCGCATTCAGAACTGTATCAATCAAGCTACTAATCAATGTTCCAATACCATCTTTCAAAACATCAAGTATCTTCAAGATGGCAGATACGATTTGACCTATTAGTCCAGCTTTTGACAATCCTTCACTTAGTGCATCACCAGCTTTCTTGCCAGCATCTGCGGCAGCATCTGCGGCTTCCTTACCCATATCCTTCAGTCCGTCAGCCGCATTTTTAGCCTCCTTTAAAGCTTTCAATCCGTCAATTCCACCTTTAAGTTGGTCAAAACTATCCCAAAGAGATGCCAAATCGGATAGTCCAGAAGTAGAAAGGAACTCATGGATAGCAGAAATCGGTTGTGTCACATTCTGTGTCGTTTGAGCCAACTTCTGACCACTAGTACGAACTTTTGTGTTAGCCGTAACAATCTTCTTTCCGGACTCCGCTAACTGACCTTGAACTTTATTCAATTCTTCTTGTAGCCTTGTTTGCTCTGCAACATTGCCCGACTTTTTCGCATTCTCAATCTGTTCTTGCAAAACCTTAATACGAGGTATAAGCAAAGTTTCCGTTTTCGTGTATTCATCTTGTGCAATTTTCGCATTCTTCAGAGCATCCTGATAAGCTACAACATCCCTTGCAAGGTCTTTCCAACCTAAATCACTTGTATTGCCAATCGAATTACGGATATTCTGCATAGCATCAACGATACTCTTCTGCTGGTCTGCACCCAAATTTTGGAACTTATCCGTACCTACGAACTTATCCAGATCTGCCAATAAAGGAACAAGCGCATCTTTCATAATGCCACCAACATTTCCGAAGACTTGATACCAGTCTATCTTCTGCATAATAGCACTAGCCTCAACCGAATCCGTCTCTTTCTTCTGCTCTTCTTTCAAAGACTTTATCTTCCATTGCTTGCTTGAGTCCGAATCCGTAGAGTTTTCAACCTCGCTAATCCTCTTAGCATAATCGGCAGCAATAGCTAACTTCTGCTCCTGGAATGTGCCATAAGTCTTCAGATAATCGTACATACTTTGCGCTTCTTTAGCAAGCACATCCTCATTCTGCTTTACCGCCTTATCCCGAATTGCATTCATCTGATTAGCAACACTCATGCCTATGGTCATATTCATACCATTGACCTTAACCGGATTACCCTTGCTATCCTTCATGGTTTCATTCAAAACCTCATTCTTGTACTCTTCATTGGTTTTGCTCTGTTTCCACATATTAGCCTTACGACCCTTGCCGGAATTAACCCAAACAGCTTGGTCACGTTTTTTTCTAGCCTCAACCAATTTGTCTATACCTTCTTCTACCGCCTTTCTCTCCTTGTCGGCATTCTCTGTTATCTGAGCCAATTCCTTGCTATAACCCTCATTCATCGCATTGATGCGATTCTTAGTCATATCTTGGATAGCTTTCTCCGAATAGGATGAAATAGACTTGGAATAGTCCTCCTCAGCCTTCTTGCGTTCATACGCTCTTGCTTGTGGGTTATCCGTTGCACCTGTTTTCTTTGGTGTAGTTTTGGTTGTGTTTGATATTGTTCTACCCTTCTTATTTGCATTTCTTTTGTCTAGTTCCCATTTTGCTAATTGTGCATCATTGAAACTTTGTTGTTGATTTCTAAATACACCATTTGTTTTAAGAATTAAATTACGTCCATGATGCGTTTTCTTATAATCACCTTGTGTTTTGGTGTCTCGTAATCTTCTATTCAATAAGTCTTTCAACTGTGAATCTGTCATTGACTTCATCCAAGATGGAATTTTACTATCATCAACGTTAATTAGTAAATTCAATCCATAAGTTCGACTCCAAACACTAATAAGTTGTTCCGTTGAAGAAGTTAATTCGTCTATGGACATCTTATTCCGCTTATTTACCCAATTATTTCGAGCTTGTATATTACTCCAATCAACTCCTTTTAAGATTACATTGTTTACCGCTTCTTCGGCTCTCTTATAACTATCTTTCAACGAAATTACAGAATCAACATGACGCAAAATAGAACTCTTCAAACTTGCTAACTGAAAACTATTGTATCCCATTTTTTTCCCCCATTCTTCAAATGGTACTAACATCGAGCGAAGAGCGGTATCATAGTCTTGTGCCGCCTTTGCATACTCTAAAGTTCCCTTTGTGGCATCATCCATACTTTTCTTTAATGAGTCAATCTTTTCTATTGTACTATCGGGTACAATCTGGTTAAACATCATTTGAACAGCAGATATATCTTCCTTCTTGATATGTTGTCCAAAATCCAACCAACTTCCATTTAAATCATCCGCAAACTTATCGTCTAAAGATTTGCGTGCCTCTTCATATTGGGAAGCTATCGACATCAAGGCATTTGCCCTCTCTCTCTCATCATTTTCCAATTGTAATGATGCAGTAAATTCATCGTGCTTGTTTTTTAAAGTTTCTAAATTTTCCTTTTCACCATCACATTTAACACCATATTGCTCATAAACACCAATAAGCTCTTCCTTTGCTTTTTTATGTGCATCGGTACTACTATCAGTATTCTTCATTACATTTAACAAGGCTTCTACCTTATTGGTAGTTAGACTAGCCGTTTCGCCAAAATGAGAAGTATCAGCCGATATTTCTTCAGTCTCGTCTCCAAACATAGAAAATACGGAATACAAAGTTGTTCCCAGGGTTATCAATGCACCTATCGGATTAGCAGCCATTGCCGCCCACATACTTTTTAAAGCCTTTTCGCTACTTCTTACCGCACTTGAAAAAAGATTGACAACCGTAGTCGTATACTTTGTACCTGCTGCATAAAGTGCATTTTTGATAGTGGCTGTTGTTGTCGCCAATATTCCGGCTTTCTTGGCAGAGGTATTAGAAGTTTGAGAAATGGTATTTATATTATTTTGTATCGTAGACTGTTGCTTACTTAGATTTTCCTTTGTTTGAGCAATCGTCTTACGTTCGCTTTCAATGGTCGAAATCTTTGTTTGAGCAGCATTCACTTGTTTTGTTGTCGTTTCCAAACGTTCTTTTGCTTCTAGCGCATTCACGGCATTACCCTCTGCATCAAAAGCTAAGTTTGCGCCACCAGCAGTTTCCTCAACCAATTTTTGAGCCTCAGCAAAGGAATCTTGGGCATCTTGCAAATCATTCAAGGCTGATGTATATTGTCTAGCCAACTCTACATCCCTATCATCAAGATTTGATATTTTCTCCGTAGTAGTCTTCAAATCATCTTTAAGAGACTCTATTTTTTGTTGACGAAGTTCCTCGGTCTTCCTCTTTTCTTCATCAAGTTCTATCTGGCTTTGTGCTGTTGCTTGTTGCTGAGCCTGCAAGAGTTCACGTTTCATCTCTAATTGAGAACGCATTTGTTCCGTAATAATGCCCTCTTGCTCTGCTGCATCTAATCTTGCCTTTACAAAATCATCAGACACAGCAGTATCTCCAACAATACTTGCCAAGTCTTGTTGTTTGCTTACTCGCTCTTGCTTTTTGTCCTTACCCAGCGACTTGTAGTTTGAGTTCTCTAGGTCTTGCAAACGCTTGATTTCAGCATCAATTCCCTTCATCATATCATCGGCTTGTTGCGCTTCCTCTGCTTTGCGAATAGAAGCAGCCGCCATTAATGATGCACGATAAGAACCAACGGCTATTATAGCTGTACCAATAGTTTTTATAACCTCTTGCCAATTCTCTACCATAGCAGAAATAATTGACAATCCGCTAGAGAACACGCCCTCGGATTTTTTGCCGATTTCGTTGAACATCTGCGAGATGGAGTCACCAATATTGCTCCACTGACCCTCCAAAGTTTTTGATTGCTGTTCCATCAAGCCTCCGAAGCGTCCACCTGCTTGCGTCATGTTGGCGATAGCTTCCTTGAAGATGTCTGATGTGACTTTTCCCTTAGAAACAGACTCTTGAACCTCAGTTGTGTTTTGGTGTAAGATTTTACCCAATTCTTCTGCTAATGGGACACCTCTACCCATGAACTGACGCAAATCCATTGTAAACATTCTTCCTTGCGAGACGGTCGTTCCATAAAGATAAACAAGGTCTCCAAGCGGAATATTCAAGCCCGAAGCAATGTCACCAAGCTGGACAAGGGTTTTATTAACATCTTTCGCTTCCGTTCCGTATGCCAAAAGTTGTTTTGCGCCACCCGTAATGCTGGACATATCGAAAGGTGTATGAGCTGCCGTTTGGATAAGTTCGTCCATCAATTGTTTGGACTTATCCGCACTACCAAGCATGGTATTGAAAGATATTTCAAGTTGTTGGAATTGGGAACGAGTATTAAAAATACTACCTGCCAGTTGTTCAAATCCCAAGCCACCAAGTAATGTTGCCGAAAGCATGTGAGCATCGCCAGTAACTCTTTGGAACAAACTAGTCATTCCTTCTCCGGCAGTTGGAGCGGCCTTCATACGTTCTATCATTTGGCTCATGCTATCGGTCAACATATTTGTTGCCTCTTTTGCCGGATTTGCTGAACCTGCATACAAAACATACTCATTCCGCATATTCTCCAAGGTCTGACGAGCACCGACAGCACCTCCTTCTAAGTTCTTTAATTGCGCAGTTTGACCTGCCAAAGAACCTTTCAAATAGTCAATATTCTTCTGCAAAGACTCTATGGATGACTTATCCGTAGTTACTCCAAGAGTTAATCTCTTGTTCGTGATTTGCTGTTGGATTTTTTCTATTCGGTCTTTGGTAGCTTGCATTTGAAGTTCATAGCTATAAACTTCCCTTGCGGCAGCTTGCATCTTCTTATTAAACTCAGAAGACATCACGTAAGCGGCTCTTGAAGCTGCTTGCGTTAAATCCTTTAAGCGATTGCTTGCATCCGCATATTTTTCCGTCAAATCCGCAACAATAGCTGGGTCGGTTGACTTATTGGTCTTCAACAACTCAGCCCTCAACTTTTCGCACTCGGAACGAAGTTTCGTAACCTCCTCGAAATTCGCTTTGACATCGAATCTTAATTCTGCCATATTTTATGTTTTATTGGCAAAATTAACTAATAATCAAAGAAATAACGAAAGAATTAATGTGTGCTATTTCACAAAAGATTTAAGTGCAAAAATTAAGGCTGGGTACAAAAAAGAGCCACCCCAAAGGATGGCTCTCCATACTGTACTATACTTTACTATACCATACTGCACTTTACCCTACTACACTAGACTTCACCGCACTCCACTACACTTCACACCACTTTTCTGTTGTACACTGCACTTCATTTAATGACTTCTAGCTTATAAAGCTATTGCCTTATGTATAAACGTAGCTACCAATATCGCTAATGTAGAGAATGCAATATGGAAGCTACAAAACCATTTCTGATTTCGTTTGCAAAGGTAAGCATAATATCTGAAACACGCAAACTATTTAGTGTATTTCTTTATTCTTTTAATCTTTATTTTCTTTTAGAAACCCATTTTAAAGATTACACCTTATAATAATTAATAACAAAGTTAAGTTCGCAAGCTAATCTGATAATTTATTAAGATTATCCTTTAAGTCTATGAAAACGTAATCCTTTGCTGTTATTTTTATAACTTTTGTTTTTGCTTTTGGGTAGTCCAACAACCCTTCTCCCCAAACATCACATAATGTCAACTTTACACGTTCGCTTCCATGCAGCTCTTCAATCAAGACAGTCTTTGATATTTCATCATCAAGCTCATAGAGTTTGCTAAACAAGGAAGATACGTTTTCAGAATACTCTAAAAGCGTTCCGGTTGGTCTTTTTGTTAAAGATTTGATTTTTTCAATTATCTCTAATTCTTTTTCAAATTTTTCTACTAATTGCTTGTCTGACTCTTCGTTTTTTGCCAATAAAGACAAATCACTTGCCATTTTGTTTACACAGCTATCCACTCTTTGAAAAGACCCGACCTTATCATAAAAAGACCATCTCCAAGACATTGCCTTAGAAAAATCATCGCAACTTACGATTTTATTACTCATGTTTATTGCCACTTCGTTTTCTATTGAGCTATTCCAATTCGTAATAAAATCAGCTGTTATAAATTTTAGTCCATATATAAGGCGAATCGAAGACATACGTATATCTTTAGCCTTAGACTTGCAAATAGCAGCATTCTCTGCCTTAACTTGACTGGAATGGTACACATAGCCACCAATGCCGCCACCTAGCACAACGATTGCTGCGATGATGGCAATTATTAATTTCTTCTTCATAATCACATTTATTTAAATTGTTAATATCCTAAGTTTACGACACTCCAAGAGCCATCACTATTCTTCTTGACAACACCATGCAAATCAACGAATTTCTTCTGACCACCATAGGTTGAACGCAAAGAATAAGAAACAGTGACCTCACGTCCACTAACGCTTTCTTTCTTCACCTTGAACACATTGGAGCTTTCCGCACCTACGGAACTTGAAGCATTGCTAACATTCCACTCTTTTTGAAGAGCATCCTCTATTGAATACAGGTCTTCATCCGAAACATACACATCGGTCTCACTAGAAGAACTGATAGCATTTGCTTTTTCGTATTCTCTTGGGTCTTCACGCTTCCCATCTCTCACGATATATACATAATGACATGATTTCAAGTCTTTCACTATCAACGATTCCAAATTCCAATCTTTAGGATTCCTATAAGGAATTGAGACTTTCATATCATACGCAAATTTCCCATTTCTTCCTTCCACAACACCCTCTACAATTCCTTTATCACTAAAGCTACCATTCTGATCATTATAACCCTTATTGTTATAAAACTGACTATCAATCACCTTATAGCTTTTGCCAAAATATTTTTTTAAAACCAAGTCACGTTTTGGCATACAGGAATCCTTGGATATAGCTCGTATTTCATGTTGTTCCCACTCTTCAGCTATCATCTTGTCTCTTTCAGAGGCGACCTTTATTGCGTAACCACAAATGACAACAATTACTACAATAATAGCTACGTAAGCAATTTTCTTCATAATCCCATACTTTTAATTATTGAACTTGATGGGGAACGCCCCACGTTACTTAACACTTTCCAACTTATCCAACACGACCCTAGCCTCAGCGATGGACGATGCGGAATACAACTCACCACCTTGTTTTATAAGGGCAATGAAATCTGAACAATCAGCTTCGGAAACTAGTTCTGCAAGCGTTACACCTATAATGCTTGCTATCTCCTGAAGACTGGCGACAGTTGGATTCCCATCAATAGTTTGTATCAAGGATGGCAAAGATACTCCCTTACCACCTTTTTTGTTAGTCAGCCTATCAGCTACATACGTTAGCGTAAAGCCTTTTCGTTTAATTATGCCTCGTATATCCATACCTTATTATATATTAAGTTCTAACTTTATTTTATTGATGTTGCAAAGATACACATATTTTCGCAAACTGCCAAACTTATTATGAAAAACTAAGTTTTTAACCTAACAATGCAAACATTTCTTAATTTGTATATTAAATCAGCAAACAAAGGTTAAAGTTAAGATAAAACTTAATAAAATATTTGGTAGTTAGGATAGAACTTAGTATCTTTGCATCGTGATTAAGAAACAAAGGTCACAATAACATTATTAATTTAGTTGAGGTTGCACCTCCGAGTCGGCACTCGTAAAACGGTATAGTGATTATGGCTACTACATTAAGAAATACATTGAGTGAGGTAATGAAGCTTGCTTGGCAGTTCATCAAGAAGAATGGCTACACAATGAGCGAGGCTTTAAAGGTCGCTTGGATGAACATCAAGCTGAAGGGTCAGATGAAGAAGCGCATCGTGAAGTTTTACTTTCAGAAGGTTGATGGTAGCTTGCGTGAGGCATTCGGCACATTGAGCGAGAAGGTTATCCCAGCTACACAGGGTGCAGGTCGCAAGATGAATGACACTTGCCAAGTGTACTTCGATACCGAGAAAGAAGAATGGCGTTGCTTCAAGAAGGCAAACCTTATGAGAGTTGCATAACAGATTTCTAACGATTTAAAAAGAAACTAGATATGAGCGCAAAGATTATCGTGATGCAAGGCAACATGGTTGCTAACATCGAAGAGACGAACAAGGACGCATTTATCAAGCGTGGTGAGTATAAAGAGACCGATCTGGACAGACATAAGCGTGAGGTTGATTTCTTGATTACAAGCATCGCAAACCGCTACGAAGTGACATTCAATCACAAGGTAGAGCTGAAAGAAAGCCGAAGCATCAAGAAAAGCGAATATTTCGATAACATCTACTACGTTACCGAGAACGCATTGAACAAGCTGAAAAAGCAATACTCATACGAGTGTGATTTGTAATAGATTTCGTGAGGCACACCGAAACAACTGCACATTATCTTTGATGTTTAACAATTAAATTCCGTGAGCAATGGAAAGAAGAAGTAATGTGCAGCAACGTGCCACGATAGCTGGTCGTGCTGGCGAGGACAGAAGTCCTCCAAAGTAAAACAAACGTTAATGTTTTAAACAAAACACTAAAGCGTTTGCAAGTTAAAGAAAATAGCATTAACTTTGCAGCCGAAAGTAATAATGGTTGTGAAGTAACGGACACGACTGACGAATAAAGAAGACATATTAAACAAATGGTTATAAGCTCCAAGCGTGGAGTCATATTTCGTCAAGCCCATTCCGTTACATTTGTGGGTAGGCGAAACAAGCCCTGTCCATCCTCTCTCACAACATGGTGGACGGGGCTTTCCTATTTGCAAGAAACCATACTTATAATATTTAAATTGTTTAATATGAAAGATTTTTTAGAAAAGAATTTGAATGATGCACCCATGCTGGGAGCATTCGTAAATCAAAGTGAGAAAATCAAGGTTGAAGGCTTTGAACTCATCAAGGTAGAAGAACGTGATGGTAAGCAAGCCATCAATGCAAGAGAGCTGCACCAAAAGTTGGGTAGCAAGTATCAATTTGCGAATTGGATTCAAGAGCGTATTGAAAAGTACGGATTCGTTGAAAATCAAGACTATGAGGTTTTTAAGGAAAATCTTAAAAACTCAAAAGGTGGCAGACCAAGCAAGGAGTACGCCCTATCTTTAGACATGGCGAAGGAGTTGTGTATGATTGAGAACAATGAGAAAGGTAGGATGATTCGCAAGTACTTCATTGAGGTTGAGAAAAAGGTAAGAATGCAGAGTGTTCCATCTTTGCCCGATTTCACCAATCCGGCTATAGCAGCAAGAGCTTGGGCTGACCAGTTCGAGAAGAACCAAGTGCTGACCTTGGAGAACAAGCAACAGAGAGAGGAACTTGCCAAGGCATCGCAGGAGATTGTCGGACTGAGCGCACAGATTACAACAATGAAGCCTAAGACTACTTACTTCGATGTGATGATGAAGAACAAGAGCACAAGCGTGATTACATCAATGGCGCAGGATTACGGAATGAGTCCGCAAGCATTCAACAAATTGTTGCATGAGCATGGTATCCAGCACAAGGTTTCTGACCAATGGGTCTTGTACCGCCAATATTTGGATAAGGGATATGTGAATAGCGAGCCAGTGACCATTACGCACAATGATGGAAAACAAACCATCAAATACAACACGAAATGGACTCAAAAAGGGCGTTTCTTTCTCTATGAGTTCCTAAAGGAGAAAGGTATCTTACCTTTGATTGAACGAAATAATAATGGTGAGACACACTAGGACAACTGTAAAAGCCCCAATCTCGTTAGAGGTTGAGGCTTTCTTTATTTTTACATTTACTTCTTATCTAACCCATCGGAGAACAAACACTTTTGCGCTAATTTTCAATGACTTGTATTTTTATTACAAAAGTATTGTTATTTTACATTTCGGCTTCATTATACTCATAATCCCAGAGGAATAACTTGCCTTTGACGTTTCTAATCGGCTTATCGAACAATTTAGCATTCTTCAAGAACCAATGATATTGGAAATCTTCAGCAAATGCATCCGGATAAGCCTCATGGAATTGAATATCATCCAACTCTACGCTGCCGATAATGGCTGACGTTGGCAAGTCTTTGAAGTCTGGAATAACAATACCATGCTCTTGGCAATATTTCTTCATTGCGCTCTCCTGCCATCCGTCAAGTTTTTCGGGTTTGGCTTGGCTAGCATGAATAAGGAAACGACCACGGAACTTTCTATTCCATGTTCTGTTCTCAATGGTCTTGCAGCCGATAGCGATTAACCAAGCATACGGCTGACGAATTGATAATACTTTCATAAGCTCATTGTTTTATTATTTGCATCCGCAAAGGTAACAAAAACCTTCGAGAAATACAAGGAAACTCTAATTTATTTTCATGTTTTCTAAAAATAATCTTGAAATAGCTTGCATCCTACAGACGGTAAGAGGTTAGAACCTCTTCCGTCTTTTCTTTCTTATTCTATCCCAATCCGGTTTAAGCACATCCATTGAGCCGACCATCGCCTTATACTTGTCGCCAAGTTCACCTTCATTCATAGAGGAACGGAAAGTGTACATCTTATGACATACTCCCTCGCTACTTGCAAGGGATTGTTGGGTTGTTAACGTGGCTGCGCCCTTGCGAGTGCTTGGGTGACTTACTACCACTCCCCAATTCGGCAATGCCCTGCCGAAGTATATTCTCAGCTGCGAAGAGGTCTCTAGGATGAACTGCACCACAACTAGGGCAAGTCCAAATCCTATCACCCAATGACAGCTTATCATTCTTGTAACCACAGGTACAAAGGCGGCTCGAAGGGAAGAAGCGGTCTATCTTATGAACCTGAACGCCATACTTATTCGCAACGTGCTCCAACTTCACAACGAAATCGCCATGAGCCAAGTCAGACATCTTGCGTCCCCAACGCTTTGTCATTCCCTCCAAGTTCAAATCCTCCAAGCAAATCAAGTCATAACGCTTGCAAAGCTCATGCGCCAGCTTCCACTGGAAATCGGAACGCTTGTTCACGATGTTTCGATACAATCGCTCCAACTCCAACTTCTTGCGCTTGCGGTTGTTGCTGCCCTTCTTGCACTTGGAAAGGTTGCGAGACCTGCGCCTAAGCTCCTGCAAGTCAGCTTTAAGGAACTGAGGGTTGTTAATCTCACGCCCATCACTCAAAGTCATGTACTTCTTCAATCCGAAGTCGATGCCCACGGATGCACCATCGTGTGACTTTCCGTAAGGCTCGGCTTGCTTGTCCAAGCAAAGGATGATGAAGTATTCACCCAAATTATTGCGCTTAACTGATACCCTCTTGACTTTACCATCATAAGGACGGCTCAGAGAGAACTTGAAGGACTTCTTAATACTGCTAATAGTCAAACTATTATCTTTTAAAGAATATCCGTTTTGTTTATATACTATTGATGAAAAATCTATAGCTTTCTTAAATTTTGGTGGACGCTTCGCATCATGCTTAAAAAAACGCTTATAGGCTATATCTAAACGTTCCAATATCTCTTGAACTGTTTGAGCACACAACAAATTGCGTTTAATGCGCTTTGCTTGATGCTTTTGCATATCATTCAACTTGATATACTTATGATACAACTTATAGTACCTCTTCTGCAAGGCAAGCGCATGATTCCAAACATAGCCAGCCTCTCGGAGCATCTTATCCAAATGCTTCGCCTTCTTTGTCCGATATAGCTTGTACTTGCATGAAATCATATCTCTTAATTTTAAACAGTTTTTTAATTGGTGTGTCTCACCGAAATCCACTTGCAAAGATACAAAATTTCTTCCATACATGCAAGGAAATCGGCATAAACTTTCACCGAAAATTATAATTAATGGCAGTTGTTAAGGTATGCCGCTCACCTTGTGGCTCTACTCGCTTATCCTGTTGGTTAATATTGCTGTTTATTCATGCTCTGGCACATATAATCCCACCATCAAGGAACGGACTCCATCCACCTCCTGCTCCGGTGCTATCAATACAAGCCCCTCGTTCATGCTTTCCAACTTGAAAATCTTTGAGGTGACAACCTCATAATAGTCTAGTACATTCATATTCTTGTCTCCTATAATTAGTTTGTACGTTCAAACACTTCAATATACTGGATAGAGCTACAATCAATATATTTACGTGTAAACACTACTGTACTTCCACTTCCAATCATAAGTGTTCTGTTCTTTGTATTGCAATTGAAAGAGGTTTCACCACCAACACTATTGAAGTCGAAACTTATTTTTGCTCCACCTACCAAGTTGATACTTCCTCTAAGACCTTTGTCCTCGGCTTCGCCTAATATCACATTCACATGACCTGCATCCATATTCTCCTATAATTAATTGTTAAACACCTTCTCTAATAAAGATACGTATGATAGAGTCACTATCAATGTAATCTCTGTTTCCGTTCTCACCAAGTATAGTTATCAAATGCTTTTTTTTGTTATAAAGAACATCGGCAGTAAAATCAAATAACTTTGATTTGCTAAAGTTTGCATGAGTTAACTGCCCATTAGAGAGTGAAATTCCTGCAATGCAACCGCACTCCTTTGCATAATCTAAGATATTTTTGATTTCATTAATCTTCATAACTATATTACTTTAATTCTTGCTCTACAATATCGAAATTATCCCACGTTTCTCCTTCGCTGTCTGAGATATGGAAGAAAGAACCTGAGATATTGTATTGATAATCATCGCAATTCAAAACTCGCTTGTAATTTTCCAAAGTGTTCTTCCCTTTGTGTCTTATCGCTTTTCTTGCCTTATCTATGGTAGAGAAAACTTCTGCGTCAACCTCAACTGCCTCACCCAGTCCATGTTGGTATGAAGATATTACTACATATACTTTCATCGCTTAAACCTCCTTATTCATTACGCTACCTTGAATAGCATTTCTTTGTTAATCTCAATCCACTGACAAGCGTCCTTGCGGAAAAAGATGTCCGAATCGAACCGCTCACCATCCACATCAATACTATTACCCTTGCAGACAAAGGTATGGTTCTTTGTCAAAGGTACAAGAAGGTACGTTTTGCCCTCTCTCTTGCGTTCTACAAGCGTTTTATCCGTACCTAGGATAATAGATACCCTTTCTTCCTTATCGTCCTTTAAAACGCCTATTTTGTCTGTGTGCTCGATATAGAGCACATTCAAGAAATTCTCATCCATTTTCTTACTCCTCCCATCGAAAAGCGTTAGTGTCTTTTACAACCTTCTTGCTGTCTTCGTCCCACATATAACCATCCGTAAACCATTTAGGGGCTTTACCATTGATTACTCGTTTTGCATCGGCTATGCTAGCATAGTCTGGTTCAACAACATTATCAATGCGAACGGCAACCTGACCGAATACGTCCTCCACCTTGGTAATATGATGCCCTTTGTAGAACACTTCTTTCAAACACTTAGCAATTGTCTCCATATCTCAAATACTTTAAAAGTCCTAAACTAAAGGGGTGTTTAAAGGCACACCCCCTATTAAGCCTCGCCAAACACCTTAGAACGTGAATATATCTTTATGCAACTCGCAAGAAGTTGTAAGCCTTGAATTGTCTCCATGCGCCCTTTGCTTCATCCCAATAGCGGATGCAATCTCTTGATGCTGCATGCCCTGTACCATTTGGAGTATAGTCAATGTGGCTCTGAAGGAGAGTACCAAAGGCTTGTCTTACCTCACCATTCATCTTCATAAAGAAGAACTCTACTACCTTGGTCTTCATCGCTGACTCAAGCTTTACAACCTGCCAAGCCTGTTTCAAGCACTCAACCCAAGACATTGAACTTGATTTCAACTGATAGGCTCTATGTGCTAACTGCATTACCTTTCTCATCTTGTTCTTAATTGAAGTAGTCATATCCTCAAACCGTTTTACGAGTGCCGACTCGGCTGCATAACAGCAATTAATAGTTAAACTTTAAAGCCTTTATCTCTTAAAGACATTGCAAAGGTAAGTAATTTTTGTATAATCACCAAATATTTTGAGAGAAAAATCAACATATTACTTTATTTTTAACCTTTATTATCTAACTATTACTTACTTTTTACAGCTTTTAGCACATTATTACTTTATTTCTTTGTATCTTTGCACCTAAATAATCAAAATATTACTTTATGATAAAAAGCAACATTAAAAGCGAATACCTTATTAATATAAGTAAGCGCATTAAGTATTATCTAGATTTACGCCAAATGAAGGCTAAATCATTAGCAGATGCAATAGGAGTTACCGCTAATGCCATTTCACTTATAGTAAATGGCAAAACAACTCCCAGTATAGATTCATTACATCAAATTGCTATTGCATTAAATATAGAGGATTGGCAACTTCTTACAGATGAGCAATTGCAAAAGGTTCAACTAGAGCAGCCATCCGTTCCGCAGTCTCCGGCTATCATCTGCCCTCATTGTGGCAAGCCTATCGAACTGGAAATTAATGCAAAGGAGGGGAAATGATATTCCTCTCCTTTTACTCTTCTATTCTTTCTCCTTCAAAAAGCCTATACCTGCATGAATATTACCCAACTTATACCAAGACTGGTCTAAAGTCATAACATAACTACTGAAGGATTCTTCCTCAATATCAAGGGTGAAGTCTTCATCTACATCAGGCTCTCCGTGTCTTACATATCCCTTATTCGGGGTGTATAGCAATCTATGATATGAGCCACTCTCACAAATATAAAGTCCGCTATTACGCCAATCGGAACTCCAAAATTCCGGTTTATTCACGTAACAAAGCATTACATCACCATCGTAAATAGGAATACTATGACTTCGCTCATCCTTTTCTCCAACAAACTTTTCGCTATCAACATTGTCAGACTGACGGATAACAGATACGATGGAGTAACCATTTCCAATAAAGTCCGCTATATCCACATATGTTCTTTGCTCTCTAAGGTCAAATTCCTGTTGGCTTCTCACGCCATCTTTCTCAAAGATTACAAGTATTCTTGTGTACTTATCACCAAAATTGACCATACTTAGAATCAAGCCGTTGTTCATGTAAGACGCATAAGCTTCTTTGGCTAGTGTTAATACACGCTCTAGATATTCCAATGGCTTGTATCTAACTAACCAAGACTGACCTTTTTGCATCTTTTGCAAGTACGAATACATGTTCATCGCCTCGCATTCATCTATTCCATGCTTCTTGCAGACCAACTTGAACTTATCCGGATAAACACTAGTTACAAGTCTATCCAATTCGTCCATAGCTTGCATAGCCTTCAAATAATCATTCGCTTCCATTTTACTAATCTTTAAGTTTCTCAATTATATAGCCACGACCTGTATAGGTGCAAGACAAGCCGATATACACTAGCTGATGTAAAAGCCACAATTCTTCAGTGAACGGCAATCTATCACACTTCACAAACTCATCTTCATCCTCAAAATCAGATGCCTTTTCCAATATTTCTTCCTTTGTCATTATCTTTAAATTTGTGCCCGAAAGCTGTTAATCCGCATCTTTTATTTTTTGTAATGTGTCAAGTATCACGTTTGCAATCTCAAACCTACCGACATTTGGATTCTGTGGGACACTATAACACAAAGCTTTTAAAAGCTCAAAACATTGATTCTCATATAATATCATACGCTTACTTCTTTTGATTAAAATACTTTTCCAACTCTCGAAGGATGAACATCCCTCCTATCTTGAAAGACTGCTCTATCACCCCTCGATGTTCCTTTAATACGTTTTGACTTCTTGCAAACCGAAACGCTTCATTCTCTAGTATAAGCACAAACTTATTAAATTCTGCATCGGTCATTTACATTCACCTCCTTTGATAATTAAGTCAAACAATTCATCTGCGTATATCCAACCATCCAAATAGTAAGCTTTAACTTCTAATTCCCACATTTCTTGATATGTGCCGCAATCAGTCTTGTACATCATATCGTATAGGTTGTAAAGATTTCTATAACCGCAGTCTCTTGAGTATGCAAGAATCCTTCCTCTGCCAATTTGAGGAACTTCGTTAGCATTATGAATCAAATCTTTGAATATCTCTTTCTCTGCCCAATCAATGCCATCCAAGAAATGCTTATCGGCATTTTTATCTCTTTGAACCATAAAGCCGTTTTTGCTAACCTTTCTGATTACACGATAGCTTTTGCTTGCGTAATCTCTGGCGGCTTGGATTTTCTTCTTTATGTCTATCATAACTATTACTATATTAAAAAGGTAAATATGGACGTTCAAGAAAACTAAGTAAAACAGCATGTTCTTTATATGCGAAAGAATCTGTTCTTCCCATTCTCTCAAAGCGTTGCATTTGCCTTTTACAATGCTCTATAAGTTCTTTCATAAAAGCTTCGTCCATAACTTACCTCCACATCTTTAGTTGTACCTAACAATGATTCGTTGCCTTCGTAAGGAATACATTGATTCCAACTACAATGATTTATGCATACGTACAAGTCTTCCTTTTTAAAACTAAAGAAACTTATACTCCATTTATCTCTACTAAAGTCTCTTACCAGCACTTTATCAAAAGGCTTGAGTTCAATATTTGGCTTCAAGTCCACAATCTGTTTCTTCTCAGCATCCCAAGCCTTGCCTTCCTTTTCGAGAGCATCAAAGAGCTGCTGTTTCTCTGCTTCTGTGGCAAGGCGAAGTTTACAAAGGTCTTTCTTAAAGAAACTAGTTCTATAGCCCATACTCAAAGTTAGACTACTTAAATCTAAAGAAATAAATGAGCTATAACCTTCTGATAAATTAGTTCTGTCTGATACTATAAATACATCTTGTCTATTACCATAGTCGGCAAAAGCTATATCTCCATTCTTGAACTCATACTGCTTTTCAATCTCCAAAGTGGTGAGGTTTAATATTCCTCCTAATTTTCTTTCAATCTCTCTGACATATCCATAGGCAATATTGTTATCTAACTTGTCAAACTTAGCTGTTTCTGCATTTGATACGTCTTCGTAACCATCCCTGCTATTAGAATAGCATCCGTTGAACTTTGTATAATCATCAGATGCCCATTCTTTGAAAATGCACTGAAATCCACAACTATTGATAAGCAAATCGCCCTTCTTCCAGGCGAACTTGCCCCAGTCACGCATATTCTTAGAAGGAAGGAGAATCCGTAAGCCTTCAAGCCAGCATTTTTCTGTACCTAGTTTTGAATAATCAAACAAAAGAGTACTGCCTACTTCATTAGTTGATGTACATTCTATATAAGTACCAACGTCTGTTGTGTGGACTTTATCTAACTCTACGTCTATATTGCGTAATAAGTCGTACAACTTAGTTCCTTGCGGCTTATCCTTTAGGATTTCCGCTACATTAATCTTATTTCCCATATCTGACTTTTTATATTCATTTATTCTTCACTAAAATATTTCTTAACAAACGCTCGTTCGGTGAGCCATTTTCCAAACCCCACTCTAAAGTAACGCTTTGATTTACCTTTCGCAAACCCATATTCATCACGAGGTGTATTTACACTTAGGTGTATCTTAGGAACATGGTTTACCGATACGTATGCAGTTATATATTCATCCGAGAATGCCAAATGCTGAACTTCACGGAACTTTACACTTTTAAAGAACATTTCCTTCATAAGCCTTAGTCCTTATAGATTGCATCAAGAATGCTTCTGAAATTCGGATTATCAATAACGGCTTGGGCATCTTCTTTGTTCTTGAAGTAAATAGCTCCCTCGTTATAACTACTACAAGAAGTAATACCATATTCACGGGTTCGCATGATATTATACTTATGTTCATTAGAATTCCAATCCGGTTTCCAATCTCCATTATAACACTTAGCTATATCCATTAACTTATCCAATGCAACAATTTTCTCTACATTACTATTAGTAACATTAGCAACGACAGGGCTAAGGCCACGGTCTATTAAAGTAGATATAACATCCTCATAGCTGAATGGTCTCTTCTTGAATGCTATAATGCCCACTTTCAAGTCACTTTTTTCAATGTCCACTTCCATTCCTTTAGGAATATCTATGATTAACTTATTATCTAGCATTTTCATTTTTCTTATGTTTCATTTCCAAAATATATTTTTTATTCACAACCAACTCGAAGAACTTATATTTAGCATGCATGTAGTTGCGACCTAAATCAACTCCACCGACAAATTCTTCTCTATACCAAGAGATTGCCGTATATTTTACAATATCATGCTCTTCCGGATGATTCACACGACCATTCCACACATTTGTGCGAACCAGATCGCAATACCCATCAGGTAATTTGGCACGTATCATCCTCGTATTCTCCGCATCAATATAGACGTTTTTGTATTCCAAATCTACGCCTAAAATTTCCTGATTAAGCTTTGCTACATCCATATCTTTTCAATCTTAAAACACTACGTTGAAGATCCCTCGGTTTGAACGGATTCTTCTCCAGTATTTTATTCACATCATTTCGTATCTTGCGGCTTTCCCACTTCTTTGTAAGACGCATAGCCTTTAACAAACGATGGTCTCCGGCTAGCTTTCCTGCATCCATCTTGCCACAATAATAGCCTTGCCTATAAGCCCAATATCGGGTTTTATAGACTTCCTTCATTATCTTCTTAGCTTGTCTTATTTTCATGTCAACCTCACTTTCTGCAAAAAAAAGTTCCATGACACCAATCGCTGCTTTCAACATACTTATGTAGTTTAGTACATCTTCCTGCAAGCATACCATTGAAATGTTTACAACGACTGCATTCCTTTGAAGTTCTCAAAATTGAACGAAACAAACTAACGTTGGCACTCGGCATATTTACCTTATTCCATCTGATAGTTGCTTTCTGATAGAGATTCTTTAATCTAGGAATGAATCTACTCTCTTTCTTGAATGTATATTTTGAATCGAAGTAACGTGTGTCCGTTCCTTTCGCCATCATATTCAAGATTTTCTTAGCTTGTCTTATCTTCATATACTACTTGTTTTTATAAATTTCACATGTCCCCTCATAAATAGTGTTATTACTATAAATGTCATTATATTGCGAAATGGAAACCAATTCGTTTGCCTTCATTCCCTTAAGAATTTCATCGTACACACTTTCTATTGCTCTTCTCTTCAATTGCTCCATGCCAGATTTGTCACGGCAATAGTATTGCATTTCTATATTCGACATTGTAACTCTTGAACAAAGCTTAACGACTTGTGGCTTTATATATCTAACCTCTATCTTTGGTTTGATGCCTAGTTTGTCAGCTAGCCATTGTTTCCATTTCGGTTTTACATCTTCTCCATCCAAGCAAACAAGAAAGATGTAAATTAGACTAACACTTATATATAAAATTACAATTTCCATATGCTACTTATTTTTATCTCCAAATAATACGTGTCTTCGATAAGGGAAGAAATAGCAACGTTCTCCTGGACACCACCAACTAGGAGTGTTCTTCATGCATCTACGACATAACTCTATATTCTTCTCAGCTTTTTTGTTGTCACGTTCAAACTTTCTTCGTTCTCTTCTTGAAAGAGGAGGATAAGGATAAGTTTCTTCCTTAAACATCTTAGCAGCTAAAGCATTCAGTTTTTGAACTACTATTTCTAATATCTTTTCTATCATACGCTACTTCTCCTTATCGAATTTTGACCTCAAGATTACTATTCTATGATACCTTGCTACAAATGTTCCAAATGGAATATCAAAACAACACTTCACTCCATTAAGGAACTTGCAATCAAGCATTTTCATCTTATCATTCCATACCACCTCTATAACACTTTTTGTTTCAAGGTTAGAGATAATATCTCCAACATAAATATTGTCTCCGTTCATATCTTTCTCTCCTGTGAACTGGCAGACGGTAGAAGGGTCAACCTGATGTGCCTCGTTTCTATTAAGCATTGATTCACTCTGCCTATCCTCGATGATGTAAGTGTTACCACATTCAACACAGAAGTAACCTTCTACCCAAGTGTTATTGTCAAGACGCTTGGCCTTGAATTTGATATTTTCTAATTTCATACGCTAAAATCATTTAATTCCCTTACATTGTTTAATAACCGCCTCATTGAAAGACAAATTATAAACATGAGTATCTGTAATACCTTCAGCCTCTTTATATTTGTCAAGAATAGAATCTCTTATTCCGTCAATATAAGGCTTATCTATAAGCTTGAACATAATTACATTAGTCCAATCATCAATTCTCCTGTTTGGATTATCAATCTCGTCTTTATACCAACCAGATTTTCGCCCACTATCTTTATGTGGAACACGATATTCTGCTACCATTGGTATTGCGATAAATCCATCATTCTCCATAGTAAGAACCATTATCCAATCAAGCTCAATTCCAAGTTTTTTCATCTTGAAATACTCTTTAATGGGCAACCATCCTTCTAACTTCATTCGTTCAATAAACAAGTTAGCTACTCCTGCTCCTATAAATTCTTCGTGCATACTTTTCATTTTTTATTTAATTTATGAGCAGTACTATTAGTATGCTCTATATGTTCATTATTACAACAATATGGATAGAAATATTTATCTGCTCCATACATAAGTTCTTCTATAATATCATCGTCACTATCATTGCACTTAGAATCAATAGTAACTCTAATATTTACTTCGAATATTCTTTCCATAACTATTCTTCTTTAAGTTCTAACTCTTGCTTGATTAGTTTTAGAAAACTTCTAGCGTGAACTACAAGAACTTTCTTATTTCCTGCATTCATCATTCTAGTATAGTTTTCAATCATATCATCAATAATTGTTAGTGCCGATACTTTACTCATATTTTTTCATATTTAAATCTTTAAGTCTATCCTTATAGAAGGCAGGAACTCTACTAATCTGCCACCAAGAATAGCATTCGTCACTCCAAGGTTCAATCCACACTGGTTCTTTTGTGTCTTTATCTTGGCAGTATACAATTCCACGTACTTCATCATTAAGCAAGAAAGCCTCTACATCAAAATCCAAATCGTCTAATGTTGCATAAGTCTTGCAATACTCATTACGTTCCCTAGTGCCTTCCCTTACGAACAACTCAAAATCATTGAATAAATCTATTTTTAGTATCTCTAAGTTATTGCTTTTAACAACATCTAGAAGAGACTTTTTGACGTTCATTTTGCTCATTTCCTATCCCTCTTTTTATAGTCATTGCAATCCATAGGAATATGGTCTGCTAACTCTTGCCAATAACACCTATTATCATAATAACAAGTTTGATATTTTTGAATCTTTTCATTCATTACTTATTCTCCTTTAAGTTCGACAGGCTCATCTTTCCAAGACAATTCTTTTCCGATGAGCTTCTTAATGCTTCCTTTAGGAAGGTAACAGCAACCGGTATTTGCGTACCTCTGCCCATATAAATATACGACAGAGCAAATCCATAATGTATTACTTTCATTTCTGCAAGGTTTTTCTGCAAAAATATGTTCACAGCCACCTTTATCTACTGCTAACCATGACATAACTAATACTATATTTTTTTAATTAATAAATTACTTTTCTTATCAAATGGTTTATAACCACTACGGAGATACCAATCTAGAAGAAATCTATCAGATTCATCTTTAACAAATTCCAATCCGATTGTCTTCACTCCATTTAACTTAGCCTGTTGTTCTGCGAGTTGTAACAGGCGTTGTGCAACACCATTTCTTCTATAAACAACATCAACCCAAAGAGCGTATATTAGAGCATCAGCCTTGCCGAAAATATCACTAACATATAATGGAATAGATATTTGAACAGAGCCATGATTTTCTTCATCAGTTATTAAAATTCTGATTTCATCCTTCCATGTCTGTTTTTGTATCATATTCTATCCTCCAACTCTTTAAGTGCCAAGACTAACTCATTTTGAATATGAATTATAGTGCCTTCACTTAATTTTATTCTTTTTAAGCCAATCATCTTGGAAACATTATTAATGTGAACTATCGCTTTATCTTTGCTCATTTTCTATTTTTTTTAAAAGGGTCATAAAAACCCCACAGAAAAATTATTCCAACATACGAACAAAATAATAATACGATTGCTACAATGCCTCCTACGACATATAGTAGCCACATTGGTATTGTTATAGTCATTGCTTATCCTCCTTAGCTTTTTTAAGATAAAATTCTCTCCAATCTTCAAAAGTCCAATCTCTTGTGTTATGAGTAAGATTGAAAACTTCCGTATCTTTCTCTAACTGGAGTAACAGCCAAGCGTAATCTTCATATCGCTGTCTTAGCAATCTCTTGCGACACAATCTTACATGCTTGTATAACTTATAATCAGCGGTTGCAGCATCAAAGATTATTTTACCTATTATTGCTAACAGATAAGCAGATATAACACCTAATGCAATCCAACCTAATATTGTAATTACTAAATCCATATTCTCTTCTTTTTTTTACCCTCCTTAGTAATTGATAATTTTCTGTGTTTTACGAACCTTGGCAAAGAACCCACGAATCTGTTCTTTTGTCGCAACACCTTTAATGTGACACTTCATCCAATTGCCAATACCATTGGATTTCTGAATCATTCCATCAGAATCCTCACCAATTATCACACCATATCCATCAGCGTTAACAAAGCCATCATGGATAAACACTTTACCATCACTAGCAACTAAGATAGTACCTGCTTTATATTCACTTAATCTCATATTCTTTTCTTTTTACCCTCTCCCTTTTACAGGAGAGGGTGATTAATTACTTACTCACAAATAATAGCGAGCTGACCACAAGCAGCTCCATTCTCAATTTCAGCCTTTGTTGCGATTGCTACTGCATAATCGTAACCCATCTTTTCCAATTGATTCTTAATTGCATTCATACTTAGTAATCTCCTTTTCTTTAAATGATTTATAATATAATTGCTTAAAGCCTAACTTGATCAAAACATTGATGTAATCTCTATACTGTTTACTGATAAAGATTTCGTGGTTGTTGCCAACAAATCTATACCACAAATTGTTAAGAAATACATTTGTCTTGTAATGACCTTGATTGCAGTCAATGATAACCAGCTTTCCACCTACCTTCAGATACTTCTTCAAGGTTGTGAAGGTTCTCTGTAAGTCTGGGATATGATGAACAACGTTTCTTAGATAGAATACATCTACTGATTTTTCTCTTAGTCCGACAATCTCATCTTTTCCATCATACTGGAAGTCCAATTGTGGAAGGGTTGTTACATCGCAAGTTTTATATCCAGTTTTTGGATTATAGCCACTTCCGAAATCAATGCACAATTTTGTCATCATCAATATGATTGTTTCTTCTTACAAGTTCATTGTTCTTAACGGCCTTGCAGTACTTTTCCCAATCGCAGAAATTTCCAAGAGGAGTTACGATAATATCACTTCGGTTGTACTTCCCATAATTGCCAAATACTCCAAATGTATGACCATTCCACTTGTAATCGTAAAATCCATACCCGTCATCGCCAACCTTTACAGAACCTTTTGGGAGTCTTATCTCACCATATCTAGCCTGTAAATCTTCACAAACAATGCTATAGAAGCCATCTTCCAGTATTGTTTCCAACAATTGTGGATTCAAGCTTTCCTTACACTTAGGAATGTTTATTCTTGTGTTTGGAATAATCTCTTTACACTGAAGTGCCATGTCTCTACGTCTTTCGTACTGCTCGATAGAAGACACACTGATAGCAACCTCAGTTAATCCAGCATCTTTCAATGCTACGATGATGTCCTCATTAAGCAGTATTCCATTTGTAACAAGACAAATACCATCTGACGTATAGTTGCTGACTATCTTTACAATCTTTACCAATTCTGGGTTAAGTAAACTCTCACCACCCATGATAGTTGCTCTTTTCAGAACACCAACCTTCTTCAAAGTTTCCTCCATCTTATCACAATCCAGTCGCAATGGTGACTTAAACTTTTGGTAGCAGAAGTAACAATTTCCGTTTACTCCTGTACTTTCGTTCATGTTGCAATTCAGATTTGTGATAATTCTATATCTGAAAATACCCTTTTTCATACTAAATTAATTCCTTCTACAACACCATTGCCGAGGTGATTTTTCTCTGATATGTTATTCACATTAATAGGAGACAACTTCACGAAGAAATGCTCCTTATCAAACCATTTTTTCAGCTTTTCCGCATCAAAATCGGAAGTGTCAACAAGTGTAAGATTGATTGTAGTCTTTAGATTGCTTTCTGTGCGAATCTGTCCCAACTCCTTAATTGTCATTTTGTTCTTATAAGGAATCAACCAATTTCGCTTGTCATCATCAAATGAATGCAAACTAATCTGCAATGTGATATTTCCCTTAACGAAAGAGAAATCGCTCCCCTTGATGCCAATCGTTGATACGTAATGATGAGTATTAGGGTATTTCTCCGTAATAATACGGATAGCTTCCTTGACGGCATCAATATTAAGAAATGGCTCGCCCATACGAGTATAGTTAATTTTAAACTCTTTTGCTTTGCTTGGGTCAGCACCTGCCTTATTGATGGCAAATTCAACCTGCTCTACAATTTCTTCTGCCGTAAGATTGCGATAACGTTTCATGTTGCCTGTAGCGCAAAATTTGCATCTTACTGGACACCCACTCATTGTAGATACTCCAATCATCCAACGTTCTGTACGGTCGCCAAGCTCATTGTTATCAAGCTTGTTTTGATGTCTGCCTATTGCATCTTTGGTGTAATAAGGTAAGAACGTGTCTGTAGTTTCAACTAGAAAGCCATCTTCTAATTGAAGGCAATACACGACACCATTTTTAAATGTTTTCTTTCTTAATTCCTTCATATTCCTTATATTTATATCCCATAAAGGATGGTTGGTTACTCTGGTGTCTTCGTTGTGTATTTATCAGATGAAATGTGCAGAAACACATAATCGCCATCACTGGTAGTCTCGTTAATATCACAAGAAACACCTTCTGCTTTGTCAAATACAAGCATTTCACAATCTCCACCCGTGATATCAATGTAAGATTTTAAATGCTCTATCAACTCACTTGCTTTCATATTACTATCTGTTAATATCCTTTCCTCAATCTTATACAATAATCAATAGCTTTGATTGCTAACCAAATAGCATGCTTCTGCTTATCGTCAATAAGATTTTTTCTAATCTCAAATAGTTTCTTCTTTGCTTCTGTTGCATTCATATTACTATTTATTTATGCCCGAAGGCGTTAACCACCTAACATATCGCTAATGTTTAAATACTTCTCCCCATCACCTAAGTTTCTTACCTCACAGAAACCTGCTTCTGAAACGGTACTATCATCGTCATATATCTTTTTGACGTGTATTTTCTTTATAGGACAGCAGTCATCATCACTTACCTCAAAAGCAATAGGCAAGTCTCCGTGTTTTGCCTTTATTTTCTCTAAACTTTTAACCAAATCACTTATTTTCATACTAATATCTTTTATGCCCGAAGGCGGTTAAATGCTTATTATTCTCATTATTGCTAACGCCCTATATTTTTGTACTAAGATGCGTGTAATGTAACAACTATCACATTTCCCTTCTCGTAGCACACGTTTTAGTTTGTAGCAGATGACCCTATATTCTTCTTCCGTTATGTTATATTTGTCAAGTATTTCCTTTGTTATAAACTTGAACTCTAATTGCATATCAGAACAGGTATCAGTCTCTGCGTTCTCTATGTCATGGTCATACGCATAAACAAAATCATTCTGGTTAGTATTCTTTCCATTAATGGCAAATACCTCCAAACGGCAAGGTAGCGTATTCATTGGTTCGATAACTAGCTTCATACACCTACACCTCCATTTCTAAGTTGATTTTAAAAGCAAATAGGATATGCTGTAACTCGTGAACGTAATTGATATACCCTCCCATAATATCATTATTTATTGAAACAGACCAACTAATACCGCCGTCTGTGCAAAGTTTAATTCTTGGAATACGACTATGCCTAAAGTATATTTGTCCCTTACTCCATCCATTCTTTTCCAATATGGCAATAGTAAGACTTACTGGCTTTATCTCATTAACATCAACAAGACAATATACTAACCCTTCTTTAGGGCAAGACAAGTCAAAGTGACTTTCGTCTCTAGGCTCTTTAACAACCATGATTTTGTTGTGATACATAACAACATCACCAACTATATATTTCTGTTCCATTCGCTTTAATCTTTGCTATTAATGAAATCCTCATACTCACCTATCGTGATTTCCTTGAAATCAGAGTTGTGCTTCTCGGCTCGGATGCTGTCATCAAAGTAAACGAAAATGCGGTCTTTGTGACGGAGGAGCTGAGTAATAGAGAAACGGTTAGCTTGAGGGACTTCTATATTCAGTTCCTTCATTACCTTGATATGGTTAGTAACTGATTTATAGGAGAGAAGAACGGAGGCTATTGCCTTGCCTTGCTTGTATCGCTTATTAGGCGCAATAGCTATATAGTAACCGTCCTCCAATTTTACACCGTCTATCTTCTTCCACACCTTCTTATCTAGCGTATCGTAACGCTCAGAAGGTACCCAGATAGCGGTTATCTCGTACTCTCGCAGCAAGCTGCTGTTAGGCTGATAGCCCTGATATTTTTCAAATTTGAAACCTACGGCTTCTTCTACTCGTTTCATGTATGATTGATGCTCTTCAAATTCAGCATCGAGAATACTCTTAATGTATCCATAAGCCTTTGTCCCTTGTTTTGCTTCGTATAACATATCTCTTTACTCCTTAACTTCTTTAAAAATTACATTTTTATGGTCTGAGCGTTCTTTGATGCTACAAGGGTATAGCTGCCATACTTCACAAAACTTCTTACTATCAAAGAAGCACCCTTTGCAAGATTCTTTATCAGTCTCAGTAACTTCAAGAGTTACTCTTTCTCCAACTTTAAACTCTTTCATAATCAAAACACTATTCTATAGTCCTTTCCTCTCAAAGTGGGTCTCTTTTTGAGGATGAACTTTGTTAAATCTTCAAAATCTATCGGGAAGAGCGCACAATATTTATACTTCAATGTGCAGACAAATCTTCCGTTGAGCATAACATCAAATACAAATGATTTCATTGATTACCTCCTTCCTTTGGAAGTAAATCATCAATATAGAGCCATCCCTTAAAATATCTTTTAAAATCTTTAGGAGTCATATCATCACATACCCATCCTTCTGGATTACGGAAATATACACATAATTCCGTACTTCCGTTTTTGAACTTAACCAAACATGTAACGCAACATTCTCCTTGCTTAATGTTTGGCTTTTCGCTAGCAGTATGCCATAAGTCCTTAAGGAACTCTTCCTTAGTTAATCTCTTTTCCTTTTTTTAGTCTCCTTCACATAAAGTTTCGTTAACCTCGTCATTGTATGTATGAGTAACCGGATTGTACTCAGAATGGGTTGCATCTACCCTACCTTTCCGGTTAGTGAAATAGATAGCATTTCCTTGGTCATAAAACCTGTACACTGTTATACTATCAACAACAAACAATTTCTCGACATTGAATTTGTCAACAGAATCCGAGATTTGGACTCTTGTACCCTTACCTTTGCAACCTACCAAAATGGCGGCAACGGCTATTATCATTATTACCTTTTTCATATCAACTTCTTTTCTTCTTGAAGAATACGTCATTCATCGTACCCTAATATACTAAAGAACTCATCCATTTTTGGATTTAGATTGTTTGCCATTAACATATATGCCGGAACGGAGCGACCGATGTTGCACTCTAACTTCAATGCATGTATCATTACTGAAGCTTGATGGCTTGAAATCTTAACCCTATCCAATCTGGAAAGTATTTCGCTCTGCGAATCTGCATTACGAAACACTTTCTTGATAAGAGTTTCTATGTACTTACGCTGCTTGTCCGTCATTGCTCTTATTGTGCTCAAGAGACTCAACCAAAGCCTTCAGACCATTGAAAGTAGCATCCACCAACTCCTTGCTATCGGAAGCATCAAAATACCAATTTCCAATAATCTTGCTATTATTTTCAGCAAACATCGTAATACTCGTATGAGTATTTGAAGACGACATCTGGATAGACTCCTTTGTTCTACCCATGAGGCTGGCAATCTTTGCCAACACCTCTACATAAACATTATTCTTTTCCACTTTCTTCTTACAGTTTTTATGGTGTGTCTCACCTTTTTAAAATTAGTAACCTTGTTTCTTAATTACATTGCAAAGATACAAAGAATATCTGAAATATGCAGACTTTTTAATGTGTTTCTTTTATTCTTTAATATATCATAACACATAACACCAATAATTTACTGACGTTAACACAAAAATCCCCACCACTACATTATTATATATAGTGATGGGGCAAACATTTAAAACAAAATAGCATTATGGATTTCTACGATTACTATCAAACTAAATCGTCCACATAAGCCCATTTATAGATGGCGTTTGATTTCGTGAACCTATTCCACCATTCCTCGCCTAAGAAATTCAGATGCTTGAAACGCTTGCGAACCTTGGTCAGACCGACAATGCGTCTGTTATACTCAGGCAGCTCTTCAACAGAATGCCAAGCACCTTCTTTTTGATATTTCATTCCCAACTCCAAGGCTTGCTTGGCTACCTGCCTTGCACCTTGACTAAAGTCTATCTTATCAATCAACAATTCTAAGTCCATAATCAAATAACTTTTATGTTAACTTTGTCTTCAAAAAACGCTTCTAGCACTTCCTTGGCTTTTGCATCCGCTTCATCCAAGTCTTTGCACTTGATAACCCTAACATTATAGCCTATAGGATTACGTAACTCATAACTACCTTCAACCTTAACCAACCGGATGAAAATATCTCCACCTTTGAAGCGGTACGAATATCCTTCTGTTGCCTCGTTCCATTGTCTAACTATGTTCCTCACCGCCATAATATCTTTGCACTTTTAACAATGTAGCACTAGCACCCTCAATGTAGGCTGCGATAATGACATTTCTATATAGCTCACTATTTTCCTTATCAATTCCTACCAAGCCTTCTGTTGATTTCAAAGGCTCAATTGTAAATTTATAAGCCTCCTCTACTATCCAGCTAGGAAATCCATTTGAAATCAAATTCTCACAATACTCATTCATAATTTAACCTTTTAAAATTAGTGGATGACAAGGGATTTAAACCCTTGTTGGTGTCAACACCTCCCCAGTGACCTGGTTTGACATACTCCCTCGCTACTTGCAAGGAATTGTTGGGTGACTAACGTGGCTGCACCCTTGCGATTGCTCGGACGGCTTACTACCACTACCCAATTCGGCAATGCCCTGCCGAAGTATATTCTCAGCTGCGAAGAGGTCTCTAGGATGAACTGCACCACAACTAGGGCAAGTCCAAATCCTATCACCCAATGACAGCTTATCATTCTTGTAACCACAGGTACAAAGGCGGCTCGAAGGGAAGAAGCGGTCTATCTTATGAACCTGAACGCCATACTTATTCGCAACGTGCTCCAACTTCACAACGAAATCGCCATGAGCCAAGTCAGACATCTTGCGTCCCCAACGCTTTGTCATTCCCTCCAAGTTCAAATCCTCCAAGCAAATCAAGTCATAACGCTTGCAAAGCTCATGCGCCAGCTTCCACTGGAAATCGGAACGCTTGTTCACGATGTTTCGATACAATCGCTCCAACTCCAGCTTCTTGCGCTTGCGGTTATTGCTGCCCTTCTTGCACTTCGAGAGGTTGCGAGACCTGCGTCTAAGCTCCAACAAGTCAGTTTTAAGGAACTGAGGATTATCAATCTCACGCCCATCGCTCAAAGTCATGTACTTCTTCAATCCAAAGTCGATGCCCACGGATGCACCATCATGTGACTTTCCGTAAGACTCGGCTTGCTTGTCTAAGCAAAGGACGATAAAGTACTCGCCCAACTTGTTTCGCTTGACCGACACCCTCTTGACCTTGCCATCGTAGGGACGGCTCAGAGAGAACTTAAATGACTTCTTTATCTTGTTTATCACAAACTCGTTTCCACTAAGGGAATAGCCATTTTGTTGAAAGGCAAATGAACCAAATTCTATTGCTTTCTTAAATTTTGGTGGACGCTTCGCATCATGCTTAAAGAAACGCTTGTAAGATATATCCAATCTATCCAACACCTCCCTAACTGTTTGACAATTAAGCAATGTTGGTTTATAACACTTAGAGAAATGCTTATACATAGTAAATCTTGGAATGTACTTGTGATACAGCTTATAGTATCTCTTCTGCAAGGCAAGAGCGTGATTCCAAACATAGCAAGCCTCACGGAGCATCTTATCCAAATGCTTCGTCTTCTTCGTCCGATATAGCTTGTACTTGTATGAAATCATATTCTTAAATTTTAACCAGTTTTTGAAAGGTGTGTCTCACCGAAATTCACTTGCAAAGATACGAAATTTCTTTCATATATGCAAGGAAATCGGCAAGAACTTTCACCTGTTTTATAATTAAAGTGCCAATGGTTGTCGGCAAATTTTAAGTGTTCACATCTTACGATGCGGTATTAACTATCTCCCTGCCCAAGGGAACAACCATTAGCGATAGGCTATTTGTAGTTATGAAACATTCAAATAAAGCCGTGCGACTCCTAGTTTATCATCATGCCCCCACGCAAGGCATCACACGGCTTTGGCACGTGGGTATTTGGTAGATTATGGCTTTCCTACCTCGTCTTTCTTATATCATTCCGCTGCCATCCTGCCGCCCAGTCTACCGGAGCTGCATTACAGCAGTGAAAAGATGTATTCACATTATATAAGGCTGCTCTGAACTCATCCAATTCTTCTGCCGAGAACGGACAATCCTTGTTTACCCGCCTTTTCATAATTTCACTACCTTATAGCCAAGCCGACTTGCAAGATCAAGAAAAATATTAAAGTATTCCTGTGCAACTTCTGTTCCTGATACTACGCCATTTTCAAACGTGAAGTAACGCTTTGTATTGTAAAGCGTATCTTCCAAGCAATAAGTTTCTTTCATTTCTTCTTTCTAATCAATTGTAAACAACCTTTCGACTGGTCTCTTTGTTATATTCGGGTTAAGAGAGTTTGTTACTTCCTTTTCCCAAACACATCTGAACTCTTGGGGCATCTGATACTCGCTGATAAATACCTTATGACCTCTTCTAGCCATTTCCATGCACCATATATAGAATCTTTCGTAATCGAAATTCTTTGATACATCATACTTTTTCGTAGCTTTGTAAGGCAAATCGCAATACACTATACTCCTATCCGGTATCACAAGTTCATCATAACTGCCGCTATAAAACTCGACACCTTTGAGAAGAGGCACATCACGCATTGTATTTTCTATCTGCTCCCTTATGTAATCTCTTGCCTTTCCGTTCTTGCCGACAACATTATGTCCGCTATAGCCACCATCAAAGAAACGTCCATTAAAGCTCGCCATAAAGCCAATTAGTCCGACACCTGCTTCTGTGAAGAATTTATTCTTTCCGTGATAGCAGTCTCTTGCAAAGTTATACAACGTCTTACTAATATGGTTGAAGACAAACCCATCATTCTGAAGATACTTCCACATTTCGATAAGATACCTATTCTTATCGTTGGCAATCCTTCGATACGTGTCCGGAACGTTCTCAATAACGCTACAGCCACCACAGAAAGCATCTACAAACGTATCATGCTCTTTGTCCAGCATAATCGGCAATATTTCATGCACGATTCTAGCCTTGCTACCCATATACTTCATTGCAATAGTTTCTTTATCATTTTAACCCCTCGCTTGCCAAATTTTCGCTCGACAACCGCATTGTAACTCACTCCATCAATGGAACACTCATCCGGATAGCACTCTTCAAGCCAATCTGTGAACTTCAGCAGATTGAAGACTAACTCTTTTCTCGCTAAAAGAAACCGCATATCTATGAATTTTCCAAAGCTTATTCCAAAGATTTTCTGAAACTCATTACCTATCGGCAAGAACTCACTTGGTTCTATTTTCATCAGCTTGCTTTCTTAGATGTCACACTATCCAGAGGATAGTCACTCTTCATAAAGTCACTAATTCCTATGTAAGTTCGCTGTAAATCTTTCTCATCGTCCTTCAGGTCTTCCGTTGCGTTGATAGCCGCCTCATTCAAAGTCTGTTCGTCAAAGACACCTTTTCTTACCTTATCGAAATAAGAAAGAATTTCTTTTGTCATCAAATGGTCAGCCAATCTCTTGAAATCCTTATCCATCACTAATGCCATGAAGTCATAAGAGTTTTCAAAGGCCAAGATAGGAGCAAAATCCTTGAACGCTTGCATTAAGTTTACATGCAAATCTTCATACAGCTTACGGATGATATTCTCATAAGTTCCCAAACAAAGGTTGGTCAGATTGTACAGAATGATTGCATTCGCATAAACTCCCGATTTTTCACCAATCCCTAAGTTCTGTAATCTTAAAGCAAGCTTATCTCGCAACTTATACAAGTCTCCACTAATCTTGTCATAGAACGTCATTGCGAATTCTTCATTAAAATCTGCATTAGGAACATAAGCGTCATAATACTTAACCACCTTTCGAAGGTTCTTCTTGCAGTCCACCCACTTCTTCTTAACTTCAAACCTAACGCATTTCTTCTTCAGAATACTTTTTTCGATTTTCTGCATAAAGCACTCTGCTAAGACCATTTCGACATATACATACTGCTGAAGATAAGCCCTAGTAACGACCATAACCTTATTCACTTCGGTTTCGGTCATTCCATTCGGAACACTGATAATTATCTTCTTGCCACCTACGTTCAACAAGACTCTTCTGAAACAATTAACACTAGGCATGATGCTTTCTGTTTGAATATTCTACTACCTTATTATAGCACTCCGTTCTCACCAAATCCTCGACCCGATTCAATGTGCAAGCCTCATGAGTATCATTCATATTGACTTGTGGACAGCAAATCTGATAAAAAAACTTTGTTCTGATGGTAAAACCAAAGAACTTGATTTGCTCCTTGAATACCCGACCGGACACCACCTTATCAAGTTTCTTCTTGCCATCGAAGAGATTCAAACTCTCTTCTCTACGATATACAATATCGGTCTTAACCGAAAAAATCTTTCCGAACATAACTATTCCTCCAAATTCCTAAGCGTTTCCAAACTCTCATCATTATCAACATCATAGCCGATACGATATTCGTTACCAATTCTTGCACCAATGTATACCTCTTCGGCATCCAAGATATAACGGGACATCTGTTCACGAACCTTTATCTGTTCTTCATTCAACCCAAGTACATCAAAGCACTCTTCCTGCAATGACTTATATGGTTTCGTTCCCATATATGAGACATAAGCCAGCTTGCCTTCCTGATGCAATGGCTCCCACTTCTCCCACCAATGGTTGCGATACTCCAAGATACCTCTTTCTACTCCATCGGCACAAACATATTTAACTATTCGTATTCTCATTATCAACCTTTTTTAAAACAACTTTAACTGTCTTTCCTTGGCACTTGAACACACGAGACTTAATCTTGTATGTAAGATTGTTAATTACGACTTTATCCCCTACACAAGGCATAAAATGGAAATCGTAATTTTTCAAAATGATACTGCCTTCATACTCGAATTCAACCATTTTTCTGCTTTCCTAATGTTTCCCTATATTTATCTAACATTATTGAATTAATCTCAGACCAAAAAGTTACAATTACGTCCTTGTAATCAATATTATGATTCTGTGCTATAAAATTTCCTGCACTGACAAAATCAAAATAGCCTTCAATCGTCTCTTGTGTACCTGTACATGTACATGTTATGCCATTCTTGACATACTTAGCCACAAAATAATAGCATTTCTTCATCGCAACAACTCCCTAATAAATTCGTTACGCATCGGCTCAACGATGCTTGTATACAAACTCTGCTTATCTTCGGGAATATCATCCGGTGTAATAGAGAACATCAACAAATAAGACATCGGAATCTCCAATACCTTGCATATTGCATCAATCTTACTCTTACGTGGAAACGTTCTTCCGGTCTCCATAAACAACATATTTGTCTCACTACAACCGATAGCCTTACCAAGTTGTCGTTGGGTCAAGCCCTTGCTTACCCTCATTGTCTTAATCGCCTTTCCTAAATCCATTTAACCTCCTATTTTAAATTTTCAAATCTATTCTTAATTGCAATCATGGCATCATTGACACCATCCTTATATCCAACAGAATACAAGGAACAATCCTCTTCGCTCGGTTTTCCGGTTTTTGATTTCAAAAACTCTTCTATCTCACGGAAACCATACTCCAAGAATCTGAGAAACATAGCGTTCTTCGTGATAGCTGGTCGTAGAACATCTTTAACCCAATCCCAGCCATCACCATAACCCAAAGTGAAATTAGAATTATTACAATATCTCACTTTCGGCTCATCCAACCATTGTTTTATTATTTCCTTTTTTGTCATCATTCCCAGTTTTTATGGTGTGTCTCACCTTTTCAAATTAATAACCTTTATTTCGTAATTGCAATGCAAAGATACAAAGAATATTCAAAACATGCAAGCATTTTAATGTGTTTCTTTATTTTATTAATGTATTTTAATTGTTTAATATAGTTTCTACCATTTATTTTAAACTTTTTACATTTTTCTCTTTCTCAAACACTCTTTCTACTATCACCTTTATCCTTAATTTCGTCTTACTATGTTCTTTAACGTGTGCCTTACGCTTTGTAGTTTTTGCACCTTGCAGCAATTTCTGTCAGTCTCTTCCCTTGTACTTTCGTAGTGCTACCTTTCTTGCATTTCAAGACATTTCCTGTACTTGTATTTTGTATTTCCAAGAAATGGATGCAACAAAAGCAACTTCTAAAATTCTTATCCATTTGCCATTTCCTTTTTAAGTTTCTTTCTTTGAGCCAAGAACATAACAATCTCCTCGAAATCATCGCAATTCAAGAGCATTTGTCCAACCTGCCATTCCGCTGCTTTCTGCTTGGCATCCTCCATGCCCTTTGCTAAGAATGTGATTTTCTTGTCTTGGCTTCGATTCTCTACAGTAACTTCAAGTGTACCATATTCAAGTTCGGTAGTCTTCATACTGAGACCTTCATCAAATATCCTCAACAAATGATTAAAAAGATTACTTCTTTCCATGTTTCAACCTTTCGTTTTCTTGTTTCAACAAATTCTCAAACTCCTTACGCTTTGCTCGCATATTCTCGAACCATTTACTTGGTGTTATAGGACACCCCATAAGCCAATGGTCGAAGTTTGGAATAGGCAGATTGAACTCACTAGCTTCAATAGTATAATCGTACCACTTCAACAACTCTTCTTCGGGAGCTTCCTTTTCAATATCTGTTACAATAGTAGCCATATCGAAGGTAAAATCACCGCAATTGGCTATTCCTCCAACTTGGCCACCTATCCAAAATGTCTCCGTATTATCTAATCCGTAAAACTCATGCTTCTCACAGAATGCCTTCAAGTAAGCATTGCAAGCATTCTCGTAATCATTCTTTAATTTCACCTTATTCATATCACATATTCTTAAAAAGTTTCTTAATCTCGCTCTTCTCCACCTTAGGATGGGAGCATATAACAACTTGCGCTCTTGGATTGTGTCTTACCTGCCATTCACAAGTGTTGCAGCCCAAATCACCAACTTTATTAATGGCATTGGTATATCTGCCTTTCTCATCATAGGGGCAATCAGTAACAAAATCCTTTCGTCCCCAGATGTACTCATCTATCTTGTATGAGATAGCATTTGCTTTCTCCTTTTTCTCGTTAATATTTAAAAACATCATATCGTCAATATTTAAAATAAGCATAGCTGACCATCATCAGCGACCTTAACATTACTCTCAGAAAACCAAAGTTCCTTGAATATTCTCTCCATGCATGCTACGACTATAGAATTTCCAGCAGCCTTTTGAAGACTTGACTTCGACACTCCACTTTCAAGCATCTTGTCTATATATTCTTCGTCAACGTTCATTAAGCGGAAGAGTTCTCTCGGAGTCAAACGCCTAATGCGCAACCTTGTCTCTCCAAGCACAACCAAGGAGTCCTTGCTCGCAGATGTAATGGTATTGGCTATATTCTTTCCAAGCTCGACCTTTGGACTATGTATTTCGCCTTTTATCCACTTCCCTTCAGAGCGAGTTCTTATAGCTGCACTCATAGGCTCTTTCCATTCATTTGACACAAATTTCTCTTTACATAGCAGAGCATCGCTCATAAAGTACTTTTCGTCCACATTTTCCTCCAAGACATCTACCAAATGTTTCTTCAGCTTTGTCTTTCTCGGAAAATGATAATCTATCTTATCACCATCATTTCGTATAGAGAGCATGAAGACACGCTTTCTGTTCTGAGGAACACCGCAGTCGGCTGCATTTACCACCTTAGCATAGTTAACATATCCGTAGGATTCCAACTCCTTGCGCCACTTGTTGAAGAACCCGATAAACTTTGTTTGAACCAAAGCCTCTACATTCTCCATTAAGAGGTATTTCGGCCTCTTGGTAATAATGGCGTTTCTTGTAAACCAAAGGATAGAGGAACGTGTATTGCTTCCCTCCTCTATTCCTTTCTGCTTTCCGGCTTGCGAAACAGACTGGCAAGGTGTTGAGTATGTCAACAAGTCAAAGTCAGCAACCTTGCTCCAATCTATCTTGGTCATATCACCAAAGTTCTTGCCGGACAGACTAGGAAAACAAGCGTTATGCAATGTTATTGCGCTTGGCTCTATCTCAGACCATCCGATACACTCGTAATCGAAATCAGAATATTTCTTCTTCAGTCGCTCCAAAGCCATCAGTTGAGAGTCATATCCGGCACAAAGTTCAAACGTCCGTATCTTCATTAAATATCATGGGTTTTACAAAAATCCTCTACAAAGCCATCACCCCAATCATCCTCATGCCATATCTTTGCAACTTCAAGCTGTCCCATTTCCTTTATAGCCAAAAGAACTTGCTTTATATCGTTTTCGTACTTAGGCAATGAATTCTCCATAATCGGGAATACATCCTTTATCTCTTCAAAAGACAACACAACGTCAAACGAACCACCTTCACTTGGCGTTACTTCAAACAACTCTTCAGAAAGATTCTTTGAGGATTTCAACCACTTCAAGAATTGCTTTCTACTACGATACTCACAATATAAATTGCTAAACTTTACGTATAGCTTATCAAAACTTAACTCTTTCATAATAAATCAAATTTATCTTTAATTATCTGTTTCAAACACCGTCTGCTTGCCTCGTCTCATAGCACGATACTTCTCAGGAGCCATTGGTAAGCCATTCTCTTTTAATGCTTTCTCATATGCACCAAAAGCCAAGCAATCCGCTTGCTCGTTCAAATCATCACCATTATGTCCCTTTACCCAAGTCAAAATAACAAGCTTATCCTTTGCACACTTACGATACAACTTGATTAAGTCTGTGTTCTTTATATCTGCGCCTATTTCCCAATCTGTATAGCGGAACATCTTTAATGCGTACTTGGAATCACTTCGAACCTCTATGACAGAACCTTTCGGGCAATAATTAACGGCTGATATTATCGCTAACATCTCCATTCTATTATTGGTAGTATGCAAGCAATGGTGTGTCTTGACCTTTTCAAGTTCACCTGTAGATGTATTCACAACAATATACGCAGAACCACCTGCCTTATGGGTGGAATAGTTATCGCAGCTGCCATCTGTATAGCAAATATAGTTTGGAAGAAGCCTTTTTCTTTCCACAACAGTTTCTTCTTTCTTAGGTTGAACCTTTCCATACTTTGCATTCTTGCCTGTTCGCAAAACGGAGTTGTAAGCACCTGCCAATGTTCGCCAATCATCACAATAGTTTCCATCTTTCTGTCTCCATTCGTTTTTCCATAACAAGTCCCACAAATCTTCGATAAAGCCCTTTTCTATCCAATTTTTCTTTATACAGAAACCCGAAAAGACTCGGGAAGATGGTATCTTCGCATACAAATCCTTTGCCATTTCGTCAATAGCATAATCTTTTTTGTTTGCGGTACACCAATTGGGAATAACAATTATCACCTCCCTCTTGCCAAGCAGACGTTTAAATCTAGATATATTGCCAAAGTAGCGATTAGACTCTTCCGCAAAGTCAGCATTCTTCACTAAATTCGCAAAAGTTTTGTTTGAAACACGAATCGTAAACAAGTCTATATCCTTACAAGTTTCCAATATTCTATTAACCAAGTCAAACATAGCCTCTATTTTGTCGGCTTGTTGCTCGTTGACCAGGAAGTTGTCACGAATGAATTTGCCACCATCATACAATCGACTATAAGCCAACACTCGATTTGCACCTTTCACACGATATGAACTCAGATAAACATCATAAGCTCTAACTTGATGTTCTGATTCCAAGTACTTTTCTTCTATCTTCTTCATAATCTCGTATATATAATAATAACACGTAATATATCAAGGAACACGTTAGCCTCTTAAAGACTCCTATACTTATTCCAACTAACTACTAATATGAAAATGTCCAAAATAGAACTTACCCACCATAGAAGTCATCAGGTAGATTTCCTATTGTGCCATTTTCCTTTATTTGCATTCGATGTCCCTTCAATTTATAACCATAGATTCTGTGCTTGATAGCAATAGAAGTCTCTCGGTCTCCAAAAGAGTAAGAGCAAGGTATAATTAAATAGTGCAGGTTACCTACGTTAAACGTAAAGTTCCTACGACCAAACCTTTGCAATGTTCGTTCCATCTCTCCCTCGTTTCTATCATCTGCCATGTGCATTTCCGCATACGTGGACTTAATCTTACCTTCGCAGATAAGATTCTTCTTGATTCGGCATATAGAGCCATGACCCATATTCACAACCTTTGCAAACGAGTTAGTAGTTAGTTGATGCCAAGCACAATCATTGTTGCCAACGTTAAAACAGTCTTGACGAGCACCACTAATAACCGATGTGTACAAAATATTGTTGACTATAGAATATAACTCCTTTAGCTTATAGTCCTTATTAATAGGAATACGACAAACGTAAGCCCCTTGAAAGCGACCGCCCTTTTTATTGGGCTTCTTTTCTTTATCACGGAACGTATTCACGATAAATCGCCCGTTACCAAGTTCTGTAAAGAGTCCATCCTCCTTGACATCCTTTAGCAATTTTCTTGCCTTTGGATAGCCTACACCGAGTTTTTTCTTTACATCCTTGATGGTTAAGTTAAATATTACAGAATTTCTGCGTTGCATCTTACACCAAATGGCAAAGCAAAGAGTCTCCTTGTGCGCTTTCACTTCTTGCGATGACGCACCATAGGTATACTTCTTTACCAAGTCCATACGTATGTGTAAATAATGCTTTCCCATAAATTCCTTATTTGTTTAACTTATCTGTGTTTCGCCTACTCCAACAATTATTGCCCATTGCTAACCTAGAGCAATCTAAGAATGTTTCGACTCAAAACAAGGATTCTAAAAAGAAATCCTTACCCTTCATTCGTCTGACACCGAAATCTAGGTAAGGATTATCGTGGTATGGCTTTCGCCACGGAAAATCTTATTGATTCTTGTAAGCGTGTCAGCACCAACAAAGCACGCTGCAAAGATACTAATTCATTTTCAGACTGCAAGGTCTTTAGTGTGTTATTTTACTCCGATTGCGTATTTTTAACACAAAATACAATTTTAATTACATATACAAAACTATAAATACATTAAACCGCTTACAATTTTAACATTTAACACTCTAAGGCATTTTCAAGACAAAAAAAAAAAGAGAGCAACCACCATCACTGGCAGCTGCTCCATAAGTTGTTACCTTAAACCAATCTAAAACCTTAATAACTAAAAACCAACCTAATAAAATAACTTTTTCTTATATTTTACCGTGAGAAAGAAAATCATTGTAACCAGCATTAAGGAAACGACCCAAAAGGAAATCATACCGAATTTCCAATAGAACAAATCCCATCCCTCCAAGTCTTTCTCAATAGATTCCTTTTTGGTCTGGGCGATACTCAATTCTCTGTTTAGGCTATCCCTCTGAGCCTTATATATACTCGCTCGCTCTGCTATCTCCATATAATGAATAAGGCTATCACGAACCTTGGATAGTTCCTTGCTGTTCCTGTATCTAATCTCTATATGAGTAGAATCCTTACCTAGCACCTTACCACTCTCATCTATCCTTGTCTTAACATCATCCTTGATGTAAGTGGAATCCTTAACCTGCTTTTCGGTCTGCTTCCAATGGTAAGATAGCAAGCTATCCCGAATAAGCTTGACCCTTTCGTTGACAATTGAGTCCCAGTGAGCATAAGTAGTAGTGTCTCGCACCACCTTTTCCACTTCTACATATCTCGTTGTCCGGCATCCGTACATCATCAGCATGATGAAGAAACCTACCAATATGGTAACGAGCCAACGCCACCAATCAAATCTTAGTTGCATATCAACCTCCTTTTTGAGTGCAAAGGTACAAATTATATTATATATGACACAAAAAGAGCCATTTGGGTTATTTCCAAAACCCGAATAAGTGAAAAACTAGCCATTTTCTGTTAACGAATGCCTCCAAGTATAACAATATAGCCAATAAAAGTTAAAGCAAAGAAAATAGCTTGATTTTTTATTGCATATTTCAAATATTCTTTGTATCTTTGCATCAGAAATAGAAAGGTGAGACACACCTTCGGAAACTGTATTATTAACAATTAAGCCCTATCGCATCACGGCAAGCGAAAAGATTATGAAAGCAGCAGACGTAAGAACCACTGAAAAGATTAAGCTATATTTAATAAACCAAAAGCGAGATACACGCCTTTATAATAAGGGGCTCAGATGGTCTTTTATTGATGAGTCTAATGATTCTGATTTTAAAGAACTTGTCAAGACTGGACTTTTTAATGTTCCAAAGAGATTCGATATTTTCAATGATGGGGTTTGCACATACTTTAAGTTTAGTGGAGATTTATTTGAACTCAAGACAATAAACAATAATCCTGCAATAGTAGGCGTATTTGGCACAATTAACTTAGATGAAGCAACCCTTTAAACCAAGCGATATGAGAACTATCAAATTCAGAGCAAGAAGAGCAGACGGATTGAAGGGGTTTGACTTTATCGCCCAAAAAGAAACCGACTTTGTATATGGTAGCCTATTCACAGGAGAAGGAAAGAAACAATACCATACTATCGAAGATGAGTATTGCAGCGTATACGAGGTAGTGGAAGATACCATTTGTCAATACACAGGATTAAAGGATGAGAATGGAAAAGAACTATACGAGGGAGATACCATTTCCTTGCTCGGCAGTACTTATAAGATAATCTATAACACCAAGGTTTGTGCTTTCGTGTTGGATAAGCCATTCCGCAACACAGACAAGAACACACCGATTGGAGTCATATTGAACGACTTGGCATTTCAAATTGTAGAATAATATGAGTAAGACAAAAAACAATATTCCTTACGAGAGGCAGATGCTTCCCATTCTTCGCAACTACGACAAGCTGGTAGAAGAAAACAAAGCAATGAAAGCTATTATAGCGAACATAAGCAAAGTTTGTAAGCCCGAAGATACTGTCCTCCAATTCAAGAAACTAGATGGACAAATCAAAGACTTAACGAACAGACTTAATGTATGCAAGAAAAAATTGGGAGAAATAGACAATTTGGTTAGGGATAAATTAGAACGAGAGCACTTTTTCGTTTCCAATAGAAGTACCACCCTAGCAAACGTAAGGCTCTTAACAAAATAGATATGGATAACAAGAAAAGTAACAGAGGAGGTGCAAGGGCTGGAAGCGGACGAAAGAAAGGGAACAACGTGAACCTTTGCATAAGGATGCCAAAGGAAACCGTGGACTATATAAAGCAGAAGTCCAAGGAGGAAAATGTTCCTATAGGCTCTTGGATAACCACCAAGCTAGGACTTTAACGAAGATAGCCCCACCGACTAGAACGATGGAGCTATTTTTGTGTTATTAGCTGTTTATTACACGTCCATCATTGCAGACGAGCTTTCCGTACTTGATGTTCCCGACACGTCTGAGCCAACCCTTCAGATTTACCTCTTGCTTAGGGTCGTTCTTCACGATGTCGTTAAGGTAGGTAATCCTAGCGACCTTCAGACTGTCGAACAAGACCCACTGTCCTTGTTTAAAGTTATTGATAGCCGCCAAGGTGTTCTTGCCCATGATTCCGTCCACCTTTGTTCCTACAACTTTCTGTATCTTCTGGATAGCCTTTGAACAGCCGCTATTGTAGGCGAAGTCCACTAGGAGGTTCGCCACCGATTGGTTGTTTAGCTTGTCAGCCATGCAAACATCCCAGTAGTTCCTCTTGAACAGCCGATCATAATCTGCCTTGGTAAGCAACTTCACATCCTCGGCATTGATTACCCCATCACCATTCTTGTCATATCCAACCTTCTTCCAAGTAGCGAGCGTGATTCCGTATTTTGTCGCTCCACCCCTATCACTCTTCTTGTTTGTATACTTAGATGATTCCCAACTAAGTACGAACTCGCTTAAAATGTCCGATTTAGCCATTGTCTTTTTCCTCCAACTTTAAGTTATTGTGTTCGCCACGTTCCCCTATCGTCTTGGTAATGCCAGCCGTGACGAACAAACTAGCCACACTACCAACAAATGCACTTAACCCCATCAAATCGGTCTTGATAGTCCCATAAGTTACCACTTCCCACACTAAGATAAAGCAGACAACCAGGAGCATCAAGAGACCTATCAGAGTAACGGACACTAAGAAGAATGCCTTGCTTGAATGTCCGCTATTAACTTGTATGAGTAATTTCAGATACTTAACCATATTTTAATCCTCCCTGTCACGATATATCTCATTTTCTTCCTTTTCAACCAACGTTTCTAAGGATTCTCGCTTTCTTGGTGGGGTTCTAAGTTGGCATCCATCCTTGATGCATCTGTTCCATTGTGCCTCATGCAAGGCAAGCTTCAAATCGTTCTTCTCATCCCTTAGATTGCGTATGGTAATACGATACTGATTGATTTCCTCATACAATTCATCTACTTTACTATTAAGATTAACGACCGACTCGTTGGAACGTTCATAGAGAGCCTTCCACTCATCGGCATATGATGAAATAGTCTTATTCTCTTCCTGTGATGCGAGTGCCGCCTCCTTTCGTTTTCTACTATTATAGTACAGCAACGTGGAGATAACTCCCGATGCGCAAAGAAGATTAATTCCCGTCTGTATTAATTGAATAGTTTCCGCTGTCATTTCCTTATGTTTTTTGTTGCAAAGATAGCTATTTATATATAATAATGTGAAAATAGCCGAGTCAGAAAACTACACAATTAATTTTTGTGCAAATAATTAAATATTTCCTTAAACAAAGTTATAACACATTAAATTATTTGCTCTATCAATAAAATCTCATTACCTTTGCAAATACAGGTGAGTCACACCATAAAAAACTGAATAAAAATGAAGATAATAGAACAAGATACAATAGACATCATTAAGGCGCACATAAATGAACGACCAAGATACAAGTTGGCACAAAGAATGGGTGTCAGCGTGAAATTCTTGTATAAGATTCTACATGATTGCAATTGTAAAATCGAACATAAAAGACCTGTTCCGAAACCCAACAAGAAGCGTGATGAACAAATTGCAAAGCTTTACACCAACCATTCAGTCAAAGAGATTGCCGAGATTGTAGGGTGTCATCCGTCTACAGTAGGAAAGGCGGTAAAAAGACTAAAGCTTACTCATTCGAATGAAACTATCGAAAGACTTAAAAAGAATAGTTTGGCAAATTTAAAGAAAGCGTATGAGAAAGCAACAATAAGTAAAAGGGTAAAAAGCTGGCAAAGAACCATGCAGATGGAGAAATTCAGAGTTATATCCTGCATTCCGCAACAGACAAGATTCAAATTTGCGGATATGCCTATAAAAGCATATCATGCAAAGTACAATCTCATAACAAAGCATGGATATTTCGCTTTCGAAGGTGAGCCATACACCATAGGTTATGACCGGAATACTCATAGGATGGATGAAGAATACTATAAGAACAAATATGGATTTTCTTTTGAGGAGGATGAAGAATGCCAAGAAGATTAACAAAAGAACAGATAGACTATATTAAAGTCCACATCAATGACTACCCACGAAAGGAAGTAGCCAAGGCTGCTGGTGTTACACTACACACCTTATATAAATATATCACTATTTTAGGTGGCACAAAAATAGACAACAAGTTGAGTAAAGAAACCATCAGCCAAATTTCCGTCATGTACCAAACGATGACAGCAAGGGAAATTTCCGAAGTGTTGAATATTCCTCAATCTACAATATTAGGACAAGTCAGTAAGCTTGGTTTAAAACACAATGTAGAAACGATAAATAGAATTCGTAAAGAGCGAAACAAGTCTCTAAGAAACTATTGGAATAAAGAAAGATATGCAAGTAAAGGAAGAAAACTTCACATGCAATACAAAATGGATGAACTTAGAGTTATGTCGGGCAAGCCGCAAGAGACAAAGTTGAGGATAAGAAAGCTCTCCTCAAAGGCTTTGAATGCTAAGATGTATTTGCGAAAGTCTTATAACTATTTCTACTCTAAGGGTGAGCCGTTCATTCTCTGCTATGACTCCGAGACAAAAAGACACCCTAAAGAGGAATACTATACTGAAAAGTTTGGTTTCAAGTTCGTGTGTGCTTAATTTCTGTTTGCTGTTCCGTTTGCATTTTTCGTTTTCTGCAAACGGAATTTGCAAACAAGCCTTTGATTTCCATGCATCCGGAAGTATGATATTACCTCCTATCACCTTAACTGCTTGATTATTAGCGATTAAAAGAAAGTTTGATAGAGTTATTTAATCTTATCCTTATTATTCGTAACTTTGCAGCCGTAACGTTACATAGAGTTAGTTTAATTAAGGTTTAACACAAAAAGATTATTCTTATGGAGACATCAAAAACTTATGTTTTTAATCCAGAGGGTTCAGGTAACAATGGAGGAATGATGAGCTTGATAGCTCCTTTGCTCCAACAGAGAGGCGTTGATCCAAACGTTCTTCTTGCGATGAAGGGTAATAACGGATTCGGCAATGGTGATGGTTCTTGGTTCATTTGGCTGCTCTTTATCCTTTGCTTCTGTGGTTGGGGCGGTAATGGTTTCGGCTTTGGTGGTCGTGGTAATGGCGCAGGTCTTGCCAATGAAATCAACAATGACTATGGTCGTTCCTTGCTTATGGATGCTATCGGTGGCAATCGTAATGCACTCAGTAATCTCGCAACTCAGCTCAATTGTACTGAAGGACAGATTCAGCAAGCTATCTCTGCCTTGACAACCCAAGTCCAGAACGTGGGCAACCAAGTAGGCATGAGCGGAATGCAAACTATCAACGCTCTTCAACAAGGTAATATGCAGATTGCATCACAACTCGCTGATTGCTGCTGCCGTGTAAATAATAATATTACGGCTATGGACGGAAACGTCAAGTTGGCTATGTGTCAGCAGACTGGCACTTTGCAGAATGCCATCAACAATGTAGCCGTAGGACAGGAGCGTGGCTTCTCTAACGTGGCCTACGAGACCCAGCGCCAGACTTGTGACTTGCACAACGCTATCAAGGAGAGCACTCAGACCATCGTTGACGGTCAGAAGCAGGCTGAGATGCGTGAGATGCAGAACAAGATTGATTCTCTTCGTGAGGAGAACAGTACCTTCAAGTCTTCCGCTATGACATCACAGATTGTGGGTCAGGCTGTAGCACCTATCAATGCGGTATTGGCTGGCTTGCAGAGTGAGGTGGCTGGTATCAAGTGTAAGTTGCCAGAGACGGTAACTACTCCTTACAGCCCATTTACTGCGGTTCCTAATTGTGTCGCTTATCAGGCTGGTCTGTATGGTTTGAATGCTGCCAACAACGGATTCTGGGGTTAAAGAAAGGAGGCTGCTATGTTATGGATGAGACCTTTTGCATGGGTTAATCGTAACGGCTCGGCAGCTATCGCATCTACAGGCGTGGTGGTGAACACCGAAAATGTCGTTTTCTCGTTCAGAAACCACGCCTTCGTGAATGCTAACTATAGGGGAACTATCTTTGTGAACCTACATCAAGCTATTCCGACTGGTACGACAAATACGCTGCCAATCCTTTTCGAGACCAATGGCGTAACCCAAGCTGTAACTAAGTTCAACGGCAATCCTTTGACGGTAGCCGACATTGCAGGAACTGGAGTTTATCAGTTTTGGTTCGAGCGAGATACTAACACCCTTCAGCTAATGACGGGTATTGTTTAACAATTAACATTACAAAGCTATGTTTCAAGGACTTCGACCTAACAGCATATTCTATGTGCTTGACAAGGGTGAAAACCCAAGTCTTAAAATCGGACAGGTTGTATCGGTCAGTAACCCACAACCTAAGTTCCCAACATATACTCCTGGGCAATTCAACCCACAACCAATGGAGACTACCGTTGATGTTGTCGTAAAATTGCCTAATGAACAAATGGAGTTCAAACAACTCCCATCCAATATGCAAATTGCAAATTCGGAAAACCTCGTGGTTTCTGAAAGCCGTGAAGCTATGGATGCGGAAGTTGAGGCTATGTATCGGCATTCTAAGGAGATTGTGGAAAGCGAGCCATACCACAAAAAGGTTATGGAAGAGTGCGCAAAGATGCGTGCCGTATTGAATCCACAAATAGCCAAAGACAGACAACAGGAAGAAGACATCAATAACCTCAAAAGCGAGGTTAGCGGAATGAAGGGAACTTTGACCGATATTAAGTCTATGTTGTCAGTGGCTTTGGAAAAAGTTAATACAAAAAAGTAAATCATTATGGGATACATGATAGAAATTACCGAAAACAAGGTAAATGAAATGTCAGAACTTGTAGAGAAGATGCTTAAGTATGGTGGTAAACTCATGCACTGCATTGATGAAATGGGGGATGACAAGTATGGACGAATGGGTCACAGAAACCCAATGCCGGATTACCGAGACAATTGGGATGACGATGATGACCGCTATGGTGAAAGACATGGTGGTCGCAGAGGTGGCGGTTATCGCTATTAGTATTACACTTTGAGGTGGGGAGAAATCTCCACCTCCTTTAAAAGCTTTTATTATGGGAAGATACAAAATACCACTTGACGCATACGATATGAAGCCGGAAGGGATGATTGCATACCTTCGCTACAATGGCTGGCACTTCAATAAAAAGATGTGCGATTGGGCTATTACCTTAATGCGCAAGACAAACGCAACAACTGGTAAACTCGAAAAAGTTGAACCGACAGAAAAAGATACAGTCGAGGAACTTCTTAAAGTCAACAACGTAAAGTTGGAAAATGCCGACAATTACGATTTCGTTTATGTCGCAAACATGGCTAGAGCCGATTTCTTTAAGTCTTCTTTAAAAGACGAAGCTGCTTTGGCTCAATTCATTAAGGATATGGTGGATGACCCAGACCAAGCGGACGGATTTATTTTCAATAGATTTTATGCCGATTGCAACCATAATGGTATCGGCATTCCATGGGATGATGTATTATGATTAAACAAGAAATTTACTTGGAGAAATACGATTGGAATGTGATTGTATGTCATATAGCTAATCAAGAAGATGTTGACGAAGCTATGGACTTACTAAGTTCCATTGATTGTAAGGGGCAACCATTATTGGATGCATACGACCACATTTCAACCGATTCTTCAAACAAAGGATTGACATACACAAATGTTTCAAAGAAAACAAGTGTTGTGCTCATTTGCAAATCTACTTCTGAAGGTGAGTATATAAATAGTCTCACACATGAAATGTTTCATGTAGTAGCACATATATGCAACCATCTGGGAATAGATATGCAAGGCGAAGAACCATGCTATCTTATGGGATGGCTCTGTCAGTCGATATTATAGAAGATTTCCTTATAAGTTTAACTTGGCGGGCAGACCTTGGATTTTTCCATCTGCCCTCCTATAAAATTACAAGAATATGAGTTGTTCGAAAATCAAAAATTACCTTTATGAACGTTTTAATGAGGATTTTAACGTTCTATCTGAGAATGAAAATCGAGTTATCATTACATTTGATGATAATGACTTGTCGGTACTCGTAAACAAGATGGAGAATAAATTATTCATTCTCGTTCCGCTAACTAATATGCATTCGTTCGAACATCATCCGGATTGGATCTTGGTAGATGGCGAACGCATCAATAGCAACCTATTTTGGAAGGAATGCGGCAACCAAGTGATAGAATATCAAGGTGATGCCCCTATAGCTATCAAGCAAGACACCATAGAGAGAATTGTTAATGATTTCATTAAAAACAGATAACGTTTTAAAATTTGCATTAATTTATTTGCAAGGCCATCTTTTTTGTCGTATCTTTGCATTGTAATAAAAATGGTGAGACACACCGGAACAACTGTGTTTTACAAACTTAATTTTCGTAGATAAAGATATTAATATA